GCACAGCGGTATCTTCCCCAGACGCTTGCGGAATCGGTTATTGATGATCCCGAAGTATTGAAGGGACTCTTCAAAGTTTACAAAGATGTGATTGCCATTGGTGGGAAGCGCGGCATCTCTCCGGTGATTCTGACGCAGCGGTTAGCGCAGGTCAACAAAAAAATCATGGCGCAGTCTGAGGTAATTTTTGTGATGCGCCAAACCAACGATAATGATTTGGACCGTTGTATGGAGTATGTGAAAAAGGAAACGGCAACCCCTGAAGACATCTCCAGGTTTAAGCAAGGCCAGGGTGTTTACATTGCCAACGATGGCAGTCAAAAGATCCATCAGTTTGATCCTCGGCGTAGCGACGGCAAGAGAGGTGCGACACCTACAGCAGAAAAAGCTCTACGTTATGCTGAAATGCCGGTTACTGTTGGGCAAAATCGGAGTGCGTCGAATGTACGCCAGTTGCGCCCTGTTCTAGAGCCGACGCACCAACAAAATGGTACGCGTACCAGCGCCCCGCTATCCGCCCAAAATACGCTCAGAATTGATGATACAGGCCCGTACGGTGCGCGTACTGAAAAGGATGTGCGCCCTGATGACGAGCCAGCGCACACGGCGCACAACGACGCACAGGGCAAATACCGATTGAATGACGAGCAGGTTAGATTGTTCTGTGCGATTTATCCGAATGCCAATCCGAACAAAGACGAGTGTTTGAAGCTCGTCGGGGCCAATAGCAAGTATCGTGACCATGCCAACGAATTGATTGAACGGTTTCACCTTTTAGCTAAGAGAGGATAAGTAGTCATGGCAGCAGTAACGCGACAAGAGACGCATTGGAGAGATAGATATATTGCGAATGCGGCGATCATTAGTGATAGTTGGCAAGTAGCACTGGCCTGGTTAGGACGATTCGCTGAAGTTGTCCTATTTATCAGCATGATCCTGATGCTGGCCAATATCGTCATTCCGTTCCCTGGCTGGTTTGTTGGTGGGCTTCTTGTCCTTCAGATGATCACGCTCGATGTAGCTGCGTTTGGCCTGGGCACTATGGCGAACCACGTCAAACGAAACGGCAACGAAGAGGCCGCTCAAAAAGCGGAACTGATGAGCAATGCGCTTATTGGCATCATGATCGTTACCGCGCTCAATGTGGTCATTGATCTTCGTTTCGGCTCAGACCATGCAGTGGTTCATATGTGGACTGGCTACATTGATGATGTGCTTATCTTTGTGCGCATTATCGCTGTGATTTTGTATGGTCACACGATCCGAAGTTTGCGTGAGGTCTCGCAGGCTATAGAGGTTGCCAAACAGGATGAAACCGACGATCTGAAAAACCAGATAGCCCAACTGCAAAGGACACTGCAATCTGAGAGACGACAGGCCGCAGATCTGCAGACCCAATTGCAGAAGGATTTGCAGTCTGCACGTGCCGATTTTACCTTCCAGATTGATGCACTGAAACAATCACAAAACATGACGTTGCAGACGGCGGAAAGTCAAAATAGTGTGGTCAACGACCTGCAAAATCAACTACATGAAGCACTGCAAAACTGCAATTTGCAGACTGCAAAATTGGATCAGAAACAGCGCGATCTGGACCTGCAAACTGCAAAATTGCAGACTGCAACAACGGATCTGCAGACTGCAAAAATGCAGATGATAGACCTGCAAAACCAACTGCAAGAGACTAAATTGCAGACTGCAAAAATGCCTGCAGTCTCGACTGCAAAAACGTCTGCACATAACGTTACCTCGATTGATCAGGCACGTGCAAAATATGAGGCTGCGGGAAGTTCTAAAGCCAAAGTAAGCGACGAAGAGATCCTAAAATTTAGGGCTGCAAATCCTGGGATGAAGGTGGCAGAGGTAGCTGTACACTTTGGCATTAGTGAGAGAAAAGTCTATCTGGCAAAGCCTGCACAGACTGCAAATGCAGACGAGGCTGTGCAGTAATTTTCAGGTGAAATTGCAGTCTTTAGTCAGGAGGTTAGAGACTGCAAAATATTTCGAATGGGACTGCAAATTGCAGACTGCAAAATTGAAAAATGCAGTCGAAAGCGAGGGATTGAATGGATATCATTTATTGGATTATCGCCACGCTTTTAACCATTGTCCTGGCTGGTTCTGGTGTGTATCTTCACTATAGCCAGCGCAAAAAGTACAACTACAAACAACTGATTGCCGCGTTGGTGTTTCTGGGTATCGTAGGTTGGACAGTGTATAGATTGTTTCATTAATGAAAGGAAAAAGATGAGCAGAGCCTTTCAACGGGGAGATCGGGTAGCGCCGATTGGCCCCTATCGTGAGCAGTGGGGGGACATCACTGGGACGGTGACACATTTGCATGGTGACTCGCCTGCTGATGGCAACCCTGATCCATTTCTCGCTACAGATGAGAGTGATGTGTGGGTGACATGGGATCAGCCTGCACAGGTGAAAGAGTGCTGGATGGCAGTGGATAATTTGGAGAAAGTTGGGTAATTAGAAAGGGACACCTATGGCATATGAGACACGAATTGCATTGATCGATTTGGACCGCGTATGATGGTTTTGAAACGAGAGTTTGAGCCTGTGCGAGAAGAAGAGAAAACTGACGACGAATAACATACTCTGACACATTGTAACTTGCCTGCTTTTATGCTACGCTTAGAGAAAGTCTAGCTAAGGCAGGCAATTTGTATGGCTGATTTGAGTACAGGTGAATTGCAAGCTGTCCTGGCTAAGAAGTTTCCTTATTCGTACCAATTGTTCCCACGAGTTGAACATGAGTGCAAAACGATAGCCACCTTGTATGAGGGACATGGCGAGGTGTGTTTACCTTTCCAGGGACTCTCCAGGGGAAAGTTAATTCTCAAGATTTTTATTACTAAATTAACAGGCCGTTTTACAGAGGGCGAGTAAGTGTAACACTATTTGGCGCGGCAGCATCGGAATGATACCGGCGTCGAATTTCCATTTTATGGGAGTTCGATGCCGTTTTTTATTGTCTTTTGTAGGGAGCACACATGCCACGATATTACGCAGCATGCACACCCAGTTGGCACACGCCACGAGACACCACGTTTGAGTGGACGATTCTGTATCTCTTTGTGATTGACATATTTTGTCAATGTATGAGTCCGCTGCATGTCATCGGGTATTACTGCTGGCTGGCAGGGCTCACGATATCGCTGGGCATTTTTGCGTTGTTGGTTCTATTGCTGCGGTTTAGGAGGTGAGTGATGCCAGTCGCATTATGGTTGTTTGGTCTCGTGTGTCTGTTGGTTGGATTTTTGGGATTATTAGCCATTGCTGCGGGCGTCTTTAACCTGGCTGATGGCGGCGAAGACCAGCAGGAGCAATGATGGCTGCATGGAACTATCCTGGCCCAAATAGACGACAGCAGAAGAGGCAAGAATGCACGGAGCCTCGGTGGGGTAAACCGGGTTGGAAGTCGCTGGCCTGGATGACGCAGTTGTTAGCGGGGCTTGACCTGTTCTTCGTGGTGCTGATCCGAGCACCGATGCTGGGCGAGGCGATGTGGTGGCTTGCGCTGATCTCTACTTGTGTTGTGTTGGCGTTGGTATGTGTCTTGGCGGTGCGATGAAAATGGATGATGTTTGGTTCGCGGTGATTGTTGGTGGAACTTTTATTCTGAGTGTGGCGGGATTAGTGGCGATGTATTTGCATCTTATCGTGTTCTAAATTTTCCTTGAGGAGAGCCAATGGAGCCAGAAGAGACGACAGGAAATCTCACATTTTTACCGATTAATAAGGCGACTTTCATTGACAGAATGATGGTCGATGCCCCTGCTGAAGAGATCCCGCCTTTCGGATTGTTTCATTTGTCCTTCAACAATAAGCGGCGACAGAAAAACGGCCTGCAAACGCTCTATTGCCAGGGGACGCTCTACGAATCGGGCCGTGTGCATTTAGATACCAATGCACTTCCAACGCAGAGCTTTGATACGCTGACCGATATGGAAGAATATCTGGCACAATTTGGTAGTTTCCACATTCAATGGCTACGGGGAGAATAGTAGATGGACCTCATACGCACCTCGACCACAGACGTGGCTGGCAACCCAATTTGGCAAGTATCCCATACAGCCACAGCTAAAGACATATTAGATTTCTATGACAAAATCACCGCCAACCTTGCGCAGCTACAAACCGATGCTGGTATTTCAACCTCACCAGTAACTACGCCGCCGGTTACACCTCCTCCAGTGATACCACCGACCACCGGGTTTCGAGGCATATTTGCCTTTAACAATATGGCTAACCCGGCTCTGTTTGCAGATAAGGATTATATTGCTGGGACGGTTATCACGCGCTATCTGGCAGAGTTCTCTCCGAGTCAGGGCGTCTATAAGTTTGATGCCATTGATAATGATATCAAACCCTGGGCGGATCGCGGCAAGCAGATTATCCTGCGTGTTTCCACTGCTGGCCATACCAGCTGGCAGCCATCGCAGAATAGTAAACAGGGCACGCCGCAATGGATCTATGACCAGGGCGTGCCGTTCGTTACCGCCAACGATGGAGCCAAGAAACCTCAGTACTGGAACCTGAAATTTCTCAATGCCCTCTCTGATTTCGTCAAGGCACTGGCGGCACGCTATGATGGACATCCCAATATCTTATGTATTGAGATTGGCGTGGGCGATGGTGGTGAGACGAAACCTGACACTACCAAAGATAGCAATGTGTTGACTCGGTGGCAGGCAATCCAGTATACGGATGCAAACTGGTGGCAGGCAATCCAGGCCATTATTAACATGTATGTGCAGGCATTTAGTAAAACACCACTGGCCCTGATGCCTGATGCGAGCTTTTTAGGTGGGGCCAAGGGTTTTGATGAGTCCCTGGTGGTCAATTACGCGGCAAAGTATAACGTGTGGATGCAATGGAACGGGTTGGTGAGCGGTGGCAGCCTGCCGGGAAGCTTTAGCGGGCTGAAAAAGGGCTATCCGCTTCTTTTAGAACAGCTGAACTCAGCGACGGCAAATAAGAGGTCTTTGGCGAATGATTTACAAACTATGGTCAATCTGGGTGCGGTGGCTGCCCTGGTGTTCAATGATGATTTGCAGAATCCGGCGAATGTGGCGACGTTGCAAAGCGTGGCAGCGAAGGTTGGCAAGTAGACGAGGTGGCGGGATGCAAGAGCAGGAACCGTTTGTGCGCTGTCCCAACTGCAACAAATATGTCTTGCCACCTGGTCTGATTATTGTGGTGCATAGTAAACATGCAATGGAACAGTTTTGCGATACGCGAGGGGCCTGTGGACGGATTGAGTGTCCTGGTTGTGGCTTCTACGTCAACCCGCTCTACCACAGCCAGTGGGAGTGTAACTTCGCCAAAAGTGCTTATGAGCAAAGAGATGTGCCACTGGACAAGACTGAAGTGTTGAGCCAGGCCGAGGCAATCTTGAAAGAAGGGCGTCGAAGATGAATTGTGAGATTTGTGGAAAGCCTCAAATACCACCAGGAACGCTTGTACTGACGCTCGGCACGTCCAGTGAATCGCCATATTGCTCGGGCCATGCTGAAGAGCGGGTGTGCTGTCCTCATTGTGGATCTATGGTACTAGCAAACATGCATCCGTTTCGAGCATGCCGCTATTTCCACACGTTGTATGGTGCATCGGGCCTGCCTCGCGTGGACGATGCGATTGCGGAGGCGGAGAAGATACTGAGAGATGCGCTGGGAGATGAGCATGCTTTTTGAGTGGTCCGATGATATAGCGATGCCTTCACAAGGAAGAAGCAACGAGTGGTACACTCCGGCCCGCTATGTTGATGCTGCGCGAAAAGTGATGGGCGGAATTGATCTTGATCCAGCATCGTGTGATATAGCGAATAAAGTAGTGAAAGCAACAAAATACTACACCCAAGAAGAGAATGGATTGATGCAGCCCTGGTATGGGCGTGTGTGGCTGAATCCTCCCTATGGACTTCTTGATGCCCCTGACTATGGCAAACGATTTCATGGCGGCGGTGCAACTCCTGAGGAGAAGAGCTTGCAGACCATGTTCATCGGCAGGACACTGCAGGAGTACAAGGTAGGCAATGTAGAGCAGGTTATGCTCCTAGTTACAGCGAATACCACAGTGAGATGGTTTCAGTCACTTTGGGATTACCCAATGTGTACGCCTTTCCCAAAGATAGGTTTTATTATCCCTGGCTCATCGCAGAGGCAGCGCCAAGTATTCGGTAATGTCTTCGTCTACTTTGGCCCCAATGAATCTGCTTTCCTTGAACACTTTTCCGAATTTGGCCGCATTACTAAAGCCATTGACACGCCTAAATCGAAGCCAACCATGCGTAGTTTGTGGGAGGTAGGAGAATGAGTGAGGGAAGATACAAACCGCATAGTCATCAGCCGCGCAACGTCAATTGCTTACATCAAGAGGAGCATGAGAGGAGCGGTATCAATCAGCGTATTGCTGTGGCCGTGACAAAGGGGCTCTCGACCATGGCGGCTGTGTGGCTGGTGGTAGTGTTTATGGCCGTCTGGATTGTCCTGAATGCTCTTGGTATTTGGCGTTTTGATCCTGCGCCGTTTGCGCTCTTACTGATTATCATCAATCTCCCTCAAATAGCCTCCACACCCCTGGTTATGGTTGGACAATCAGTTATTTCGCGGAAACAAGAACTCCAGTTCGATGAAGAGTTCAGGATGACAGAGAAAACCAGCCATGATCAAGCCGTCATCATCCAGCAAAACAACGAAATCATCCAGCAAAATGCCGAGATTATCAAACAGAATGACGAGCAAGCCAGGATGATTACCGCACTGCTTGCCGCTCCCATGACCACCCGGCGCAGGACACGTAAGGAGGTAGATCTGACGTGATTTTGCTTTTTGATGATGCAACCACGCGCATGTGGACAGATGGGGAAAGCCTGCTCATGGCTGATACTGAGGCGGTCTATCTCTACCATCTGGCTTGCGGCGGGATTAAGATGTTTCATTTGTTGTGTGGTGGAGGGAAAGAGGCACGCGAGATTGTGGACTCACTTGAACTTTCTCCACTGTGCCGGTGCTATCGTCCACCCGTCCGCTTTATCAACAAGAGTACGCCCGATCCTGTGCAACAAACGCTGGCCAATGTCTTTGTCGGGCTTGGCACATGCCCATCACTGAAGGGGCCTGCACTCGATGAGGTGAGATTGATGTTGGAAGAGATGGCATCGAGGGAAGAGATGAGCAGCATGGAGCAGGTCCTGTGAAAAAGTCCTATCCCATTAACTGTGTGCCGACCAAAAAACGATTAGCTGAAATCGGTTTCGATGATGCAGGCAAGCCGGTGGTGAGGTTGTGGTGTAAGGCATGTCGGATTGAGCATGTGTGTACCTTTGCCAATATGCAGCGCTCGTGGCGAGATATGCTGGCAGGGGATGATACAGCGCTGGTGGCGTTTCGGGATGTGCTCTGGGATGTCGTGAAGAAGATTGACACGGATTTGCGGGCGGATCTTGAAGATACTGGTAGAGTAGAGCAAAAAGAGGAGGCGTCGTGATGATTGGACCGGATTCGAGCGATGATGATGGGACAGATGAGCACTGTAATAGTGGACCTGATCCAATTGAAGATGATGGCACTGATGACTAGTGCTGTTGTCTCGTAGCAAATTATGGTATAGTTCGAGAAAAGAGAGCCTCTGAGCCGTGTGCCAGAGGCTTTTTGTGTGCATGGGTACGGACAGCCGCTAAGTATCAGGTAAGCTTGCCCTATTGGGCGTTGGGACCCCTGTAAACCCATGCATCAAAAATATGTGAAACTGACGAAATGGACAGGTAATTACGCGCAATGAATGGGAAGCAACGTAAGCAGGTACAAAAAACGTTCATTGAATCTCTTCTACGAGATTCAAATGTTTCTCTTGCTTGCGAGGTGGCAGGGATTGCTAGAGCCACAGTGTACGTTTGGCGCGATGAAGATAAAGAATTTGCCGCACAATGGGATGATGCAATAGAGCGTGCGCGAGATGTAGCGCGTCAATCCATTTATGCACGTGGTATCAAGGGATGGGACGAGCCGGTTGTGAGTATGGGGCAAGCCGTTTATGAGTATGAGCCAGTCCTTGATAAGAATGGCGAGCAAAAAATTGATAGCAAGGGAAGACCTGTTACCCTTAAATCAAAGTTAATGGTTCATAAATGGAGCGATTCGCTAGCGGCGCTCTATGCAAAATCCAACCTTCCTGAATATAAAGAGAAGCAGCAGGTAGATCTGCATATGAACAACACAAAGGATCTACAAGCGTTGCAAGATGCGATTGCTCAGGCGCTTTTGCCTTATCCAGAGGCAGGCATAGCGGTGGCTGCGACTCTGGCTGAAATGGAGAAAGCCCGTGGCAACTAGTTTTGCACGCCTTATGATGCAACTGGACCCGGTGCAAATGTCCTATGCTGCTGGTATTGAACCTGATCCCTGGCAAATGCGATTCTTGCGCAGTCGGTCCCCGCGTTTGTTACTCAACTGTAGCAGGCAGGTTGGCAAATCTACCACCACCGGAACACTTTCTATCCACACCGCATTCTATCAGCCAGAGGGCCTCATCCTCTTGCTTTCCCCGTCACAACGACAATCACAAGAACTTTTCAGAAAGTGTCTCGACGTATATCGGGAGCTTGATCGGTCAGTTCCTGCTAACGCAGAGAATGCGCTCAGTTTAGAACTAGAGAATGGTTCGCGTATCGTTTCATTGCCAGGGAAAGAGAGCACTATTCGTGGTATGTCAGGTGTGACCTTATTGGTGATAGACGAAGCCAGCCGCGTTCCTGACGAATTATACAAAAGCGTGCGCCCTATGCTTGCGGTTTCTGGTGGACGTTTAGTGCTGCTTTCCTCACCATTCGGCACACGTGGTTTCTTCTATGAAGCTTACAAGCAGAGGCAATCCTGGGACTACTACGAGATCCCAGCAACAGAGTGTCCACGTATTTCGCCGGAATTTCTCGAAGAAGAAAAACGGAACATGGGCGAATTTTGGTATGCCCAGGAGTATATGTGCCAGTTCTTAGATGCACAGGGGGCTGCATTTCGTGCTGAGGACATTGACCGTATTGTGCAGCCTGAGCTAGAATCCTGGTCCTTTGCGCCGTCTGCCTCGCCAGAAGTCCTGCGCGAACGCTACAAGACTCGGCCAACGGAGTTGAGCGCATGATAGAGATCAGAAACCCGGTCAACATCGGGATTGATGTGGGGCAAATTTCAGACCCGACAGCCATTGCAGTGGTTGAGGTGAGCCAGAAGCATGATGGACGGTGGCGATTTGGCGAACGCATTCCAGTGCGCGTGAGCGAGACTGGGCAACTTGTCCAGGCACATGACGCAGACCCGGTGTTGTCTGATTTGTACACAGTACGCTACATTGAACGGCTCCCACTTGGAACGCCTTATCCAAAAGTTGCTATCTATATCGCTGAGATGTTGTGTAGTCCGCTGTTGTACCGTCGCCGGGTACGTGTGTTGATCGATGTGACTGGTGTTGGCAGGCCTGTGTATGACGACTTACGGAGAGAGATTCGCCTGCGTCCAGAAGCACGCGATGCGACACTCAAGCCCATCACGTTCGCGCACGGGGAAAGCTATGATCGCTCAAAGGGGCGCCTGGGCAAAGCCTATCTGGTGAGCCGTCTGCAATCTTTACTGCAAAATGGCAGTGTGCAGGCACCTGATACGCAAGAAGTTCAGGCCACGCTTGAGGAATTGCGCAACTACGAGATTAAGGTAAGCGATGACGGGAAAGACACGTATGGAGCGTTTAAGACGGGGACACATGATGACCTGGCAACGGCGCTTGGCCTGGCTGTTCTGGAATCGCCGTTTGCTGATAAAGTGAACTACAGCGCTCGTGTATATTAGCAGGGGAGAGACATGAATACATTTGCACCCACAGTTCAAACGCCGACGCCTCAGTTTGCCTCTCCGCAAGAGTACGCGCAACCTGAGTACGAGATCACGGAAGAGGATCGCAAGAGACAGAAGCGCATTACGGCAGCCTGGAAAGCGTATGATGGCGAGCTTGACCCGCCGCTGCAGAAGACGCCCGAGGGCCTCGACCCGAACGTCATGACCAATCAGTGCGGGCCAGTGGTGGATCGTGGCGTAGATTTTCTCTTCGGCCTTGAACTTGAGATTGCGGTTGAGGAGAATGCGCCTGCCGAAGCGCAGGAGATGCTTGATAAGATTTGGGGGCGCAAAGAGGCACGATTGCCACTGCTGCAAAAGCTCGCCATGAATGGAGCCATGGCAGGGCAGGCATTTTTACGGATTGTGCCAGGGAATAATGGCTCGTATCGGCTGGTGGCTGTCGATCCATCTATCGTGTTTGTGCAGACGATGCCCCAGGACTGTGAGACGGTTCTCTTGTACTGCATCGAATACTGCACTGATCAAAGGGTGCATGGGCAGGCCAATCCGCAACGGGTGTATTACCGTGAAGAGATGAAGCGTCTGGACCCGCACGACCAATGGCGCGGCAATGACTACGATGATGAGCAGGAGTACGAGAATACGACTCCTGACGGCATTGATAGTGATGTGACGTGGCAGATACAGCACTGGACACGTGTTGGTGATCGCGGCCCCTGGATACCGGCAGGTGAGCCGATTGTTTGGGCTTATCCGTTTAGCCCGCTCTTTAGCTGTCAGAATTTACCCTATCCGAATAAATTTTGGGGCAAGCCTGATATCACGCCCGATGTGATCGGTGTTAATGAGGCGCTCAATTTAGCGCAATCCTGCATGAATGCCGACGTGCTCTTTAATGGTCGGCCTATCCTCTATGCTACCGGCACAGGCGATCAAATTATTGACATTAAACCCGGTAAAATTATTGGTTTGCCGCTCTCAGAAAGCAAAATTGTCGCCGTTCCTATTGGTAGCGACCTTGCCAATACGCTCAAATTGACGGCAGATCTGCGTAGTAGCATCGACGAGCAGACTGGCACACCTGGAGTAGCCACTGGACGTATTGCCGATATGCCGAATGGGAACCTGCCGGGGATTACGGTTGAGTTGATGTTTATGGCGCTCCTCAAAAAGACTGATAAGCGAAGAGCGCTCTATGGGGAATTAATCATTGATGTCAGTAAAGCATTACTTGTTCTTAGTGGAATGAGTGATGATGTTGATATCACTCTTGCCTGGCAGAATCCACTTCCCAGTAATAGTCTGGAAGCAGCTCAAACGGCTGTCATCCTGCAGCAACTGGGAATCAGCAATACCTCATTGCAACGTGACCTTGGCCGAGATCCAGAAGAGGAGGCACGACTGAAGCAAACAGAAGATGAGCAAAAGCTGGCATCTGTCAATAAGGACTTTGGGCCCTACCCACCAGAAGCGTTACAGATTCGTATTCCTGATACTCGCCCTGTGCTTCCACAACAGCAGGGAGGGCAAAAATAGTGGATGATGAAATGAGAAGGGAGCCTTTGCATGGCAGAAAAGAAACCAAAGTATGTGATGACTGGCAAACTCAAGAGCGGAGCGACGGCACCATCAGGCGGGGTCGTGAAGACGAAAAACGGCAAGCCAGTCAAGCAGACGAGGTAAATGTATCACTGACAAATTACCTTGCCCTGATGCCTGATCACCCCCTTGCAAGGGGAATTAAACAGTGGATCACATCGCTAGACAAAATGTTTGCTGATGTATCCTGGTGGGAAATACGTGCAGGGCAACTGGCACCACATACATGGAAAGCATGTATCTCTGTGCAGTTTGCTGGGAATCCAACCAGATATAAAGATGTTTTTGTCTACACTGATATTGAATATCTGAAAGGAATAGATCATGGCTGATACCAAGAAAACCGGGAAATTTCATGGCAAGTCGAACAAGTTGGGACACGGGGGCCGCGCTGCGCAGCTCAAAGCTCAGGGAGTGCCTGGGGGTGTCATTGGTGAGATTGCCAGGAAAAAGCATGCTGCCCCTGGCATGAAAAACTATCATGGTGGCAAAAAAGGGAAATAGCATGCCAAAGAATGATCTCAAGTCAAGATCCTCCCTTGAGAAGCCCGTGCCGAAGCCCGTGCATCATAAGCGGCGCACCGAGGACGAGTTGCGCAAGGCGTTGCGTGATTATGCCGAGGGCAAGCCGTTACTACGCGATGATGAACGCGAAGTGACGTTGGAAGATGGCATCACGGAACTGATTGAGTTACGCCGTATTCTGCTCAATGTTCAGCAAGGATTGGGCGGTATGCAAAATCGAATGGTATCAGACATTCAAAAAATCTTGAGTCCAAACTAAGCAATATTGACAAATAGAGAAAGATATCTTACAGTTATGGAAAATACTCCTTCCTCATCTGATGGAAGCGTGACGCCAACACCAGATACGCCCGTGACGGGCACCCCTGTTTCACAGAGCGTGACGCCTGAGAAGCCAACCACCACTGCAGCGTCTGAGGAGACAGCAGCGCGGATTGCTGAACTTGAGCGCGCATTGAAGAATGCAACCGAGGAACGTGACCGGCACCGTAAAAAGCTTTCTGGCTATGAAGATGCAGAACGTAAGGCGCAAGAGGCGCAACTTTCCGAAATAGAAAAGGCGTCCAAACGTGCTGCTGAATTTGAAGCCCGATCAGAGCAGTATCGGCAACAACTGGTTACTACCCAGATTAAGCTTGCGGCACAGTCCCAAGGCGTTATCGACCCGGATTTAGCGTCATTGGCCATACAAGCTAGCCTGAAATATGGTGATGATGGGATGCCGACAAATATTGATGAAGCGCTTAAAGCATTGATTGAACAAAAGCCGTTCCTACTCGCGCCCAGACCTGCAGAACCTGCACAGCCTGCCGAACAGCCGCCTGCAAGGGTTGGTGCGCCTGCGGTTCCAGCGATGAATCCAGGGCGTAGCACGATTGCGGCGCCGGGTAGTACTCAGTCGGGTCGTATTCCGCGCCTGTCTGATCCTGGGGTATTGGTGCCACCGGGCACCGTCTCTCGGTATCAACCGTAACATACATTTACTACTAAATCTTTTGTATCTCCTGGTCAGCACCTGGCACGATCAGATGTTGACCGGGGATAATGGGAGACAACATACATGGCTATTGCGTCGGGAACCGTCACGCTTGCCGATTACGCATTAATGAGCAACTCGCCATTAGTGCGGGCCGTGACTTATTCCCTCATCCTCTACTCAAACGTCATTCAGGACGTGCCGCTTTCCACCAAGAAAAGCTTGATTGTCAACGGCGCACGTTTTGAGGGCAACCTTCCTTCTGTCAACTGGAGCCAGCTCAACGCTGAAGGCGTCACCACACGTGGCACACCCACGGCTTACCAGGAACAAGCCTACATTATTCGCAACTACATTGATGTGGATAAGTTCCTGGTTGAAGAGGAAAACGCGATTGTGGACCCACGTGCGGTGCAGTCTGAGGCCTATCTGAAAGCACTCACCTACGATGTCAATTATAAGTTCTTCAAGAACGATCATGTCACTGGTGATGTCAATGCCCCAGTAGGTATCCGCTATCGCATCGACAACGGCGGCACCTTTGGCGTGCGTCCAGAAAACAAAATCAACGGCGGTGGTTTGGACCTGTCTCAAGCAACGCTTGGCACCACGGCAGTTAATGGTAACAAATTGATTGAGTACTTGGACCAACTGCTCTGGTCAGTGGATAGCCCTGAAGGACAGGGTGTGACGCTCTACATGAACGAAGTGATGAAGCGCAGGTTCACTTTTGCCCTGCGTAACCTGGGAACCGCAGGCGGTTTCGAGATTACACAAGATATGTTCAACCGTACCGTTACGATGTATAAGGGTGCAGTTATCCGCGATCCTGGTTACAAGAGTGATCAGTCCACCCGTATCATCACGACCACCGAAACATCTGATGGCAGCGCTGACACAAGCTCGACATATACCAGCATCTACGCGGTGAACTACTCCACCGACCACTTCTCTGGCTGGCAGTTTGAACCCCCAAATGTTCAGGATTTGGGCTTGATCTACAACGGCGCGATATACCGCACTTTAATCGACTGGGCAGTGGGATTTAATAACGCTTCTACCCGTTCTATCGGTCGTCTGTACGGCTTGAAGCTCAGCTAGAGGTACGCGATGTCCATAGAATTACAAGAATTGCTTGTGCAGGCGAAGGCAGTTGCAATGAAAGATGCCGAGGTGGGACGGGTGCTCGTGGCCATCGTGAACCATCTTGCAAAGCTTGAGCATCCACCTGTGCAGGCAAAATCCTCAAAAGGGGGAAATAATGGCGACTGATGCCCTGCTAGCTTTACAGGCTAGCGTTACTAAAACGGCCACCTTTAATGGCGCCGCTCTCACCCTGGCTGGTGGTACACCCCGTCGTGGATTAGTGGCTCGCGTCATCTATAGCGCGGCAACAGCGGCCTCTGGCACTGATACCATCACATTTTCCATCGATGTGTCATATGACGCAGGCTCCACCTGGAATAGTGATTTTCTTGCGCCTGCTGTTGGCCCACTGACAACGACTGCGCTGTCGGGTGAGATCTTCATCCCATTCTCAATTTCGCCAACGAGTGTGGCGAATGGAACGCAGATTCGTCTCACTGCTACTTTCAGCAGTTCAGCCCACACGGATACCATCACTTATGCCGGGGATATTATGCTTGGGCGTCCATAATCATTGAAAGGAGGCGTACACGATGCCACGCTCAACTATGGCGGCGCTTATTGCTCGCGTGCGCCTCCTTATCAATGACTCTGCGGGCGCTTCGCAAGTCTGGACTGATGACAACATCCAGGATGTGCTAGACGCCAGTCGTGCTGATGTCAAAAACGAGGCGATGATTCCAAGACCAACGTTTAGCGGTTCGACAATCCAGTTTCTGGACTACTACACGAAGCTTGGGGACTGGGAAGATGATTTAGTCATCAAACAATACTTGATCACTCAAGTTACGCCCACGACATCAGAGCCGATTGCAGGGCACTGGGCATTCAGCACGACAACTTTACCGCCTTTGTTCATCTCGGGCAAAACTTATGATATCTACCGGAGTGCAGCGGACCTGCTTGAACGCCAAGCGGCGATGTGGGTGCTACGGTATAACGTCAATGTGGATGGGCAGAGCTTGCAACGTGGACAGGTGACAACGGCACTTCAAGCGCTGGCCAGGACCTATCGGATGAAACAACGGGCAGGGGCTATTCATGTCGTGCGAACTGATATCAGGCAACCTGGACAGTTAGCTGGTGCTGGATTGGGGCCACTGGAGATAGATTATATGGCTGATGGGAACAAGGGAGGCTGATAGATGCTCGATGCTGCTGAACTGGCGCAAATCCGATCAGACGCCGCCGCTGCTGCGCTGGACTTATCCTGCACTATCCAGCGGAAGACACTCACCAGATCTGGTGATGGCCAGGCCACGTCTGTCTGGAACACGGTTGCAACCGTCAACGCTGGTATGACAGAGCCGACGGGCGGCATGCTGCAAAACTATAACTATCTCATCGAGGATCTGGCAGCCTGGGCCATAAAATTGCCCTACAATACTGACGTTCAGGCTCAGGATCGACTGCTTATCACTGGACAACTTGGCCAGCAAACCCTGGTGGCACAGGTGGTGCTCGAACCACGTTCGTACGCGGCACTCTTAACTGTGATCGCGGCGGAGGCCAAACAGAAATGACGGAAATGACGATGGTGTTGGAATGGATGTATAGCACGCTTGCAAATGACCCTACCTTGCAAGGCTATGCACCTGGTGGTGTCTGGCGATCTGAGGTGCCGGTTGGGGTTGATAACGACCCAACGCCAACGCCATTTGTCATGATTACGTATCAGCCTCGGCAGAGCCGGGATGAAATTGTCTTTGGTGGCGCACGTGCCTACTCGGAGTTGTACTTTGAGGTGGTCATTGTCGGACACGTTGACGATTGGCAAACGCTGTCCAATGGTGCAACTCGCATTGATCAACTGCTTACCATTGGACGACAAACACCCATCACAGGCGGCACGATCTCTGCTGGATATCGCGTGCAGCCGATTGAAGAGGACCCGCTCATCGCAGGCGAGATCCAGACGAACACTGGCGGACTCTACAAGTTTATGGCGAAAGCAGCGTAAATCATGACAGAAGAACTGGCAAAGAAGCTCAAAAGCCTGGGTTATCCCGATTTCGAGATGATGCCTGGTGAGGATGCTATTGAAATGCTCTACATCCAGGGCAAGCTCATTTGTGGTGTGAATCATGCACTTTCTCTGTCTGATGAGGACCTGAAAGCGCTCATTGACGAGACAGTGGGAGAGTAGCCATGGCTTACACCGTCAGAATTGAGTGGGAAGGGCTTGATAATGCCATCTCCCACTTTGAGAACGTTGGATACTCTGTGTTGGACAAGGTTGAGCAACAGGGTGTGCAGTTAGCCAGGGATGGTCAAAGTGTCTGGAGGAGTTCAACGCCTGTAAGAACTGGCCGATTGATGGGCGGTGATAGAGGTGTTCCTAGTGGGTTGGAAATAGAGTTTATCAATAATGTAAAATATTACCCTTTTGTCGATTTGGGGCATCGAACACCATCATACTTCAGGCGTCACGGGCGTATTATCCCAGCAAAACGCCGATCATTTGTCTCTGGAAAGCAGATCACCGAAAAACTAATCGAGTTCCTTGAGGGAGCCGTTAACGAATATCTCAGAAAAGCTCTGGACGAGTTTACAGATTAGTAGATTAGGGAATTAGTACATTACTTGTTTGTTCATCTTATACCTCGTGCTCAGTGCCTGGCAAGATCAGACATTGCATTGTGCAGGGGGTGATGGGAGTAGAAAATGGCAGCTTTAGCAGGAATCGGCGCCTCATGCACCGAAGCTTCTACCGCCTTCACTGATGCGAGCAAATGGACGCTCTCACTGAAGGGCGCTGTGAAGGATGTCACCCCTTTTGGTGCGAGCGGAAACTGGACAGTGAATCTGGCCACGCTCAAGAGTTGGAGCGGGAAGATAACCGCCTTCGTGGATACGTCGGATGCGGCACAAACCAACCTCTTCGCACTCATTGGTAGCACTGTATCGATGACATTTACCATCAGCAGCACACCTCATGCCTTCACTGGCTCGGCTATTCTCACCGGCATTGACCCGTCAGTTGACGTACAAAATGCACAAACGGTAGATTTTAGCTTTACAGGCACAGGGGCCATTACGTATAGCTAGCGGAGGCAAACCATGTCAGCTCTCGCAGGTATCAGTGGTGATGTATGGCTTTCCACGTCACCATCAACCGCTCTTGGGTCGCCGGAGTCCTGCACCGATTCAGGCGACCATATCCACTACTTTACGAATACCCACCAATCGTGGGACCAGGTGCAAACGTTTACCGTGCAATGCAGCCCAAATGGCTCTACTGGCTGGGCCACCGTGACCGATTACGTCATGAACTGGCCTGTGGGCGAAATTGTCTTTAATTCGGCCCGTGTTCCTGGCACGAATAACTTTGTCAGGATTAATGCAGGCAGCTACTTCACGATGACTGCTCTCGATGGGGCGCACTCATGGAAAGCACAGGCAAAGGCGGCGACCAAGGATTGCACCACGTTCCAGGCATCAGGCGGCTGGGCGACATACACCGCGACCATCAAGTCATGGACCTTCACGGTGGAGTGCTTCCGCGACGATGCCAGGATCTTGAACGAGATGATTTCCCCAGGGGCCGTGGGTAACATCAACATTTCAAACGGGATTGTGCTTTGCCAGCTTTGGTGGGATGAGTCGAACGGCAAGCGCTTTCAGTTCTACGCGCTGCCCACTGGCGTCACGCAGACAGATGACGCTCATGACGTGGAAAAACAAAGCGTGACGTTCAGCGCAACCGGCCCGGTGTATGAGGTGACAAGCAATACATTCAGCACAACCACAGTGGTAAGAATGTAGAAAGTGAACTATGACGGATACAGCAGAGTTGGATACAAAGACAGAAGAGGCACCATCTCCAAACGGACACACTGAGGAAGAGTGGCTTGAATTTAGTGATGATATGGCCTTTATCCGCCACATCACAGAGCAGAAGCCAGCCGAGGAGATTGTGCCCGTTCCTGAGTGGAAGATGAAGGTCCTCTGCCGAGCGCTTAGTGCGGAGGATCGTGTTGCCGTGAACATGGCAGGATATGACGCCGAGACAAAGACGACAGATCTTCGCAAAGCACTTTTTGAGGTGGTTTTGCATGGATGTTTCAATCCAGCCAATGGACACCGGGCGTTCAGAGAATCTCACCGCGCTATGCTCACGAAAAAGCCTGAACACGGCGCAGCGGTTGAACGGCTGTTCATGGTCATCCTGCGCTTGTCCAAGATGCTGCCAGGGGTCACGGAGCAAGCAAGAAAAAACTAGCAGTCCCTGCCGTCTATGACGCTTACAAAGCCATGGACCGGCTGGGATATCAGCGTATCGGGGACTTCCTGAAAGATTATCAGGACGGCGAGGAACTAGCACATGTGATTGCTTACCTGTACCGAGATGATGAGATGCAAACCAACCGGCTTATCTATGCCATCCAAAGAGCATTCAATGGTGATGGCAAAACAAAGAAGCCAATTGAGGACGATGAAGAGTTGATTGACACGACTGCGCCGGGATTTGCGGAGAAGTTCAAAGGTTTTACTGGTGTACCAGGGCAGCGCCCACGATAATACCACCCTTACGCGGGTGTCAGAAAGGAGGTGAGAGAGATTTCGGACGAAATTAAGGCCAAAATTATCATAGAAGCAGACACGAGCGGTGCCGAAGAAGCAGCGGCAGCCCTTGAAAAGTTGCAAGGGGCAACAGGGGCCAGTGCAGAGGGTGCTGGCGGTCTTGGCGACCAACTGGCGGCGATGGAAAAGCAAGCCAGTGCGACAGCAGGAGAGGTTGCGGGGCTTGCCGAAGAAACCGGGGGGTTTGAAGAAGCCGCAAAGTCAGGTGAGGAGACAGTTTCTGGCTTCAATGATACCCTGAATGAACATCAGCAGGCAGTGGAGGATATTCAGACGGCCTATGAAGGTCTACAGCCCTCAGTAGAGCAGACAACAAAGAGCCTCGGATCGATGCAGGAGACACTGGCAAAATCATCGCCAGCCGTCTCTCAACTTGCCGATAATATGGCAGCATTGCAGACATCATTAGCCCCAGATGCCCTGGAAGAGAACATGGGCGTGTTCCAAGATCTAGCCTCAACGCCACAGCCATTTTTGATGCTGCAAGGATACTTGCAAGAGACTGGCCAGAGCATGGATAGCTTCGCGCAATCCATCGGCAAGAACTATTCAGATGTCCTTGGCCAGATGCAACAGTCTAATGGTGCGTTCACAGACACCCAGACAGCCATGGAAGAATTTAATCGGGCCGATCCGTGGACAAACATGGCAGTTGACGCAAAGAATGCTGGTGAGAGTATTCAGGCAGTTGGCAAAGATACACAAGGTTTCGCCAGTCAACTCAACGCTGTAAATGATGCGGCGACGACAGCAAGTGAGGGGATCAATAAGTTTGGCGGCGTGGGATCTTCGATGTACGGCCCTCTTACTCAAGCTGATACCCTCGCCAAGCAGTGGGATCTTACAGGCAACAGTGTTGAGAAGGCCATGTCTCAGATGGGCATGACAGCGGAAAGTAGTGGACTGGGTGGTGTTCTCAGTAGTGCATTTGGCGACCTTGGTGGAGTGTTGGAGGGTGCCAGCCGATTTGCGATGCCACTTATGGCGCTGCAGATGGTGGGCTCGATGGTCATGCAGGTCGGTCAAAGCATTTACGATTCTGCAGCCATTGCCGAAGGACCTGCTGCGCACTCCATGGGAACGTTCACGGGGACCGTTGATGCTCTTGGACAATCCATGCAGCAGACAGGAGCGATATTTTCTGAGAGCTTTGGGCAACAACTTCTTCCAACACTGAACGCACTCAATTATCAAACCAACCAGGATTCGGGTGGCGCCGGGGGACTTGGAAAAACTCTGGGGGCAACAGCTTCCTATCTTGGCAACCTGGGACTCATGCTCGGCGGGGCCGTCTCTATGACAGTACCAGGGGGGCAGGGTATTGGCTGGGAAATGCTAAAGACCGGCTTTGAAGGACAAATTAACCAGTACGCCGAAGCATTTGGCATGCAGCAACCATTCCAGGGACCGGGGCCGCAAGCACAAACACAAATAGACTATCAGCGAAATTTTGCCAATTTGCCTCAAACAGTGGGGCAGGCATCTACAAACTTGAAGTATCAAGGCGATTTGATGATGGCAGAGGCCAGTGATCCCTCGTATTTTCAGAATCTGCAATACGCCAATGCTGCACAGGAGTACTACCAACAACAGCAAATATCCTATAATTCATCGCATCCCCCTATGACACCGCGACAGGCTGCTTTGCAATATCAAAATGAGCGAGGAACAGCAGCAGACCAAAATGCGTATCAGCAATATCTTGATCAGGGTGGCACTCCCATCACGCCTGATAACCCCTATGGCGGTGGTTGGGGATCCCCCAGCACTGGGGGATGGGGATCTGCTCTTCTTGGCCCTGGTAGGGGAATAGATTTTGGCGGCATTTTTAACGGTATTGGTAGCCTTTTTAGTAGTTTAAATCCCTTTAGTGGTAATGATGTTAATGGGGCAGGTGGCTTTTACTCAACATCTGGTTGTTTTGTAGCGGGCACACGTATCTTGATGGCCGATGGCTCCGAGAAGCCGATAGAGACATTGCAGACTGGTGAGCATGTCATAGCACACGATGGCAAAAGACAACTCCGTGTCACAGTGCGTGATTGGATGACCTACGAAGACAAGCAGACGTATGAACTCACGTTCTCTGATAGCAATACGCTCACGCTCACTGATGCTCATCCGCTTTACTCGCCTGATGCTGGATGGAGATCACTTTCGCCAGAAGCCACGGCGCAAGAACATCCAGGGCTCATAACAACGGTTCTGCAAATTGGCGACACGATCAGCACTACTGACGGAACATGTACACTCATTGCTATTGAGAAGCAACACAGAGAACAAGTCTACAACATTACCGTCGATGGCCCACATACCTATTTTGCCAATCGGGTGCTCGTGCATAATGCCAAGATGGGAGGAGGATCGCTAGGTGGAGGAGCGCAAGAAATCCAGATGCCACATATTGACATGGGTTCGATAGCCTCCAATCTTGCAGGTCAATTTTCAGGCATCCAGTTGCCACACTTAGATCTCGGGGGCATCGCCTCAAACTTAGGTGGCGCATTTTCCGGTATCTCTCTTCCGCATTTGGACCTGGGTGGCATCGGCTCCTCTCTTGCCGGAGCCTTTAGCGGTATTCAGTTGCCACATTTGGACCTGGGTGGCATAGCCTCTTCTCTTGGTGGTGCCTTCTCAGGCATTACGTTGCCTCCCATGCCAAACATCGGCGGCATGATCCAGGGCGCACTCGGCGGTATGTTTTCAGGCATTACGTTGCCTCCCATGCCAAACATCGGCGGCATGATCCAGGGCGCACTCGGCGGTATGTTTTCAGGCATTACGTTGCCTCCCATGCCAGATATCGGCGGCATGATCCAGGGCGCACTCGGCGGCATATTTTCAGGTATCACACTACCTCCTATACCAGATATTGGAAGCATGATCCAGGGCGCACTCGGCGGTATGTTTTCAGGTATCACACTACCTCCCATGCCAGATATCGGCGGCATGATCCAGGGGGCAATTGGCGGAATCTTTAGCTCTGTTCATATGCCTTCTATCCCTGACTTTGGCGCGATGATTAACGGTGCTATCGGCGGCATCTTCTCTAGTATCCATATTCCTTCTATCCCTGGTTTTGCCGCTGGTGTCGAAGGTTTCAGCGGTGGCCTTGCAATGGTCGGCGAATCTGGCCCGGAACTCGTAACGCTACCAAACGGCTCATCAGTCTATCCCCTGACGAGTAGCGCACCACTTGGCGGCAACACTGCACCGATCTCACTTGGCGGCGGAGGGAACAGCGGAGCGCAAACCGCCAATATCGCTGTCTACCTGGACAGCCAGATGCTTACCCAGATGCTGGGGGTTAACCTCGCAAGTTCGATTCGCGTTGGGCTAGGGAACAGATCATATTAATGGTAAAGAGGTATAAATATATATGACATTTATTAGTCTTGTCCCATCGATATTTACGAATGTGAAGCAGTACAACGTAAAAGGGGATGGTGTTACCGATGATACCTCTACTATCGCTTCGGCCCTTTCCGCGATTAGTAGCACTGGTGGTGTGCTTTTCTTCCCACCTGGCACGTACCTCACTGGCAATCAAACGCTCCTGCCGAATGTGCATATCGTTGGCGCGGGTCTGGGCAATACCACGATCAAATTAAAAAATGGAGCGAACACTGATTTATTTTCCGCGCAGACAGGGAGTATCAATTTGTCAGCGGCGGCCAACGCTGGCAGTGCTGGCACACTACTCAGTTTCTCCGTCCGTGACTTGACACTTGATGGCAACAAAGCCAATCAGTCGAGCGGCACATCATACCCCCTCAGATTCTACGGTTACAACTTCATTCTGAGAGACTTGCAAATCATGAACGGCTACACAGGTGGCATTTTGATCGATTGGAATGGGGGGAGTGCGCTTTCCTCGCCGTCTGACCAGATGGAAAGTCTGATAGCCAACTGCAAGATCCACGATAACAACGGGATTGGCCTGCAAATGGGTGGGCCACACGATAGCCGCATACAAAATGTGTTGAGCTTCTTGAATGGAAGCCATAACATCCATCTGGCCCCCAATGCGACGGGAACACTGGTGCTCAACAGCCATGGCTGGGGCAATCCCAATACGACTGGTGTGTGCTGCTGGATTATCGAAGCAACAGGGTGTCAGTTCAGTAACTGCGTGGCCGAAGGTTCCTATCATACAGATGTGGTTATTCTTGCCAACAACACCTCGTGGGCGGGCGGCTATGTCTATGGAGCAAGCGGTGGTGCCTCTGAAATCGGCTTTCAACTGGGACAAAATAGTGGGCAAACCCCCTATCCAGGCCAGATTTTACAATCGGCAGGTGTAACTACCTCTGTTAGTGTTGGTGGGTGTGTCATCCAAACGATGATTAATAGTTGCCCTGGTGGAGCACTCAATTGTGTCAATGAAGGCTCTAACTTCGTTGCTGCGAACATCTGGCAATCATCGGGGTCTGCTGTGATTGGGACGCCAAACACGAGTGATGTGTATAGCTTGCAGGTGGGAGGCGCAACGGCTGATGGCACACTTGGAAAAGGTGGAGGGATACAGGTTGTTACTGGCGCTACAACTGGCTTTGTCGTCCTTGATACCAGCGGCAATACCGTATTGCAAGCCTCTGGGTTTGCTCCTGAAGGGATTATTGTTGGCGGAAACATTTCCACAAAACAATCATCAAGCGCTGCGGCTATTGCCACCAATGGAACCGTTACCACAGCAGGGATCGGTGTGGCCCGCGTAGCTCCTACCGGCAATGTGACCGGGATTATCTTGCAAGCGGGAACCATCGCAGGGCAGCAAATTGTCGTGCTCAACGAAAGCTCATTCACATTAACGCTCAATACCACTCCTGCCACCTCCAATGTTGCTGATAGTGCAACAGAGCCAGTTATAGCCGCTCTGACAGCCAGAAAGTATTATTGGGACAGTTCTACCTCAAGATGGTATAGGAGCGCATAAATGACGTATGCTTCTACTATTCTTGCAGATAACCCACAGGCATGGTATAGATTAGGCGATTTGTCTGGACTTGTAGCCGTCGATAGCAGCGGCAATGGCTACAATGCCACGTTACCGAGTACAGGTATCACGTATAGCCAACCAGGGGCCATCTTTGGCGATAGCAATACCTCGATGGTGTTCACTAGCTCGGCCACGCTCTCACTGCCTTATAATCTCAATCCATCCACATGGACTGCGCTCTCGTTGGAATTTTGGGTAAACACTTCTGGCATCTGGCAGTATGTGGTAGTAACTACGAGCAACTCAGGAACCACTACCACCTATTTGAACGGCATAGTTTATAGTTCAGGCTCTGGCGATCCCGTCGTTATTGACACCGATATTTATTATGCTGGTAGCCCTCTTTCTGGAAATCTCGACGAAATTGGCTTGTATAACTACGTCTTGACTTCTACCCAAGTCCTGAATCACTACCTCGTAGGACTGGCCGCATCGACATTCTACGCAAGCAACGTTGCCTCGACAGTTAGCGGGCTCACGCTCTCCGATAAGATGAGCACGACGACGGGCGGAACCGAAACCAGCGTATCAGTCACCATGCCATCGTCAGGGGCAAATCTGTATGTAGAACTGGCCAGCCAGGGCGGAACAATGAGCGGCACACCTGTTCTGCCTGCGCCCACGGGAAAAGGATGGTCTATTTCCTCGATTGCGGGTAGCACGATCTTAGCGGGAAATTGGTCAGCAGTCTTTACGCTTGCCAAATCTGGTACGTCTAAGACTGGTGCGTCGCTTCTTGTGAGATGGTATAGGCGTACAATGGATGGTGTGCATTATCCCATTGGTGTCTCGACGCTTTCATCGCAATCCTTCACGACTTCAAAAACCGTCTATGTTACACCTACCATTCTCTCCACACTCTGGCAGATCATACCAACTGACACGCTTTACATGGATGCATTTGTGTATAATGGTGGTTCTACCGCCTGGGCCAGTGACGTGTTTACCGTGTACGTCAGCAATTCGGGATCTCAAGGGGTGGCGAATGATGGCGTGATTATCGCGCCACCAATGATTACGACGCCTACCGGGTTATCCTGCTACGTTGGCGTACCTGCGTTGCAAGCTGGGCCGAATATCTCAGTGAAAAATGAGTCATTCACGTTGGCGGACGCCGTTGACCAGCGCAGCGTCTTAACACTCACAGCCGAAGACCCAACAGCCGCACTTTCCCTTACGCCAAACATGCCGGTAGTGCTTGCAGATAGCACACAGGGCAAGCTCTACGATGGCTATCTGGCACCTGACAAGCAAGTCAGGCTCGCAGCTGGCAACTTATCACCACAAACAGAGCATCAACTCACCTTCGCGGATCACCACAGAGACTTCGACAAAGAAGCGAACCAGACGAATTACAGCAACTGGACTGCCGGGGATATCGCGTGTGACTTCATTCAGAGGCAACAATATAAAAATGGTGTGTGGGGTGAGTTTGCAATTGAGAGCGATTACACGCCTGCCACATTTGGCGCAGGCACCTTGAGCGGCACTGTGGCCACGAGCACCACCAGCCCGTTTGTGTACGCACCAAATACGTTAGTACCTCCTGTAACAACAAACACAGGGGATCTGGAATTGACGCGGGCTGGAACGCAATTCTCACTGACAGAGTCGGTCACGAGTGATTTTAGTACCGGCACGCTCACAAACATGGTAGCCAGCGGGAACGCATTGAGCCCGACGACGCAGAGTGCAATCAAGATGTCAGCAGAATTGCCACTAGCAGCCACATTGAATATTGCGGAAACTTCTAGCTATACACAAAGCGGCGGGTATTTCTCAGTCGGGGAATTCTTTGGTACCTGGGCCTATGCGCAGATATGGGCTGGCTCGAAGGTCATTGGAAGCAATGATACCTTTAACTATGACATATGGATTTCTAGCACATCACCCGCTATTCTTGCCGGAATGGATTTTCTTTGTAGCGATGGAACGCAATTCACGCTGCAAAATGGGAATGTCGATGTCAATGGCAGTACAGGCATCTTCGACCAGAACAATCTCTCTGTTGATGTGCTCACTGACTTGAGTGCGTATGCAAAAGATGCCTGGTTTACGCGCAATTTCTCTATAGGCTCGCTCGCCGGGAAAACCATCACTGCTGTTTATGTGATCATTACCGGTTCTGCAGCAGGATACTATACGACCTACGTGAAAAATGTCTATCTGGGCAGTGCCTCTGGGAGCCCATTTTTCAGCACGACGGCAACTGCTACGCAGGTCAATCCACCATCTACAGCAACCGGTGGTGGCTACACTGATTCTGCAGTATTTACGTCGGTGGTTCAGGCATATCAACCTGCCACCTCATATCGTATCTCTCCGGCTCACTCCATCAGTGGGGTTGGGCTCGTGCAAGATTCAAATATTACCTGGACAGCAAGTCTTCCCGCCAATGGTCCCTCGGTAAGTACGGCAACTTCACCCTATGTTACAACCACGACCATTCCGCCAACCAATACCAGCCCATCACTTGTACTCCTGGCATCCTACGATGGGGTAACATGGCTCCCTTGTGCCAATAATAAGCCGTTACCAGGGCTACCAGCAGGAGCTAACGTGTCAGGGCTTTCTTTGTATCTCAAAGAGTCGTTTGCAGCAGGCTCCGACCCCTCGGCTATTCCATCGCTCCTGCAAGTAAACGCCATCATTAACAGTGCCGCAGCCCAAACCACGACAGACGTTGTGGCGGCATATGGCAATGCGACTGAGTGGAACAGCGGAACATATAGTGGAACAGGTTTAAATAGCAACAACCAACTGACACTTGGAACCTATACACGCGACTGGAGTGATCACGGCACAGGGGGGCAGGTCTTTTCCTATACGTACGTGGTTGGATCTGCCACGCAATCTGCCTCCACAGGTACCTATGTCATGACGGTTACACCGAGCGGGACGACCTGGGCCGCTGCTGCGCTCTCTCGCCTGGATTTTGTCGGGAACATCCAGAACTTTACTGTTGAATTTGATTTTTCCTTGTCATCCATCAATGCCAACGTCTATGCCAGTTTTGTCTATCGGGGTCAGGGACAGATGAATCCAATTACAACCACTGGCGGCGGTGGCCCAGTCGGAGGGCCATGTTTCAGCAGCGGTTATGCACTCTCTTTCTCCAACTCCCATGTCGTTTTCAACCCGTTTTCAGGGGGCAATATCTTTTTGAATGCCTTCAGTTCAACGTCCAATCCTTTTATCAGTGTAAGCCAGTCCATGTCGGCGAACACAACCTACCATGTAAAAATCGTCGTGAATGGCACCAGGCATACGCTGTACTGGAATCATGCAACAAGCCCCCTCTTCGATGTCACGGACAATGCGACCACTTCAGCAGGCGGTGTAGGCTTCCTCGGGTGGACGTTTAATGGAACCTCGACCCAGACTTTCAAGTTCGATAATCTCACAGTCACCCCTATCGCCACGAGCACATGGACCAGCCCAAGCATCTCTCTTTCAAGTTTGGGCACGTGCGGCAATACGCAAATTGTCTGGAATGAAGAGGCACCAACCGGCGCCACGCAATCAACTGCTCTGGTATCTGCCTCTTTTGACGGGGGGTTCAGCTGGCAGTTATGCACCAACGGTGCAACGATTCCAGGGCTAACGTCTGGTACCAACGTTTCAGGGCAAGACCTGCTTATTCAAGCCGTCCTCTATTCGGATGGCAACACGCTGACCACACCAATTATTACCGGCTTGTATGTGAGGGTGTGCGGCTCATACGGCACCGTCACCGGAACGCGCATCTCACCTGTGCTCAATCTGACACCAGTGGGCTATGTGGCAAGCAGTAACGTCGCCTATCATGCCAATATCCCGACCAATACCAGTGTCACAGTGCAGACTACACAAGACTTGAGCACCTATCACACCGTGGGGAACAGTGGAGCCGGGGAAGCGTTGCCATACTGGACAAATCAACCGAGTGCCACACAGGATGTATTTAATGCGGTCTCATCAGCGAATTACATCAGTACGTCCAAATCAGGCGGAAGCGTCGCTACTGCTACCTATGACACCAGCAATAGCCGTGTAACACTCTCTGGTGGCTCAGGTGCTCTGTACTTGAATAATTCCATTTCGGCTACTGATGTAGATCTGCTCGTGGATATGGACGAGAGTGACGCAGGAGGGCTGTGTTGGCGCGAAGTGAGCACATCAAATTACTACGAACTGGGCGTCTATGATGCCTCTAGCTCAGGTGGCTTTACCAATCAATTGCGACTCTATAAGGTGGCATCTGGCACACGTTCACTGCTTGGCTCTGCATCTAGCGTCACATTTACACGCGGCACGTTCCATAGAATCCGCGTGACTATGCAATCTGGCCTGATTAACATCTACTGGGATGGCTCCTGCGTGCAATCGTATTTGGACACGTCGCCGCTGGGTGCGGGCGCGTGCGGGCTGCGCAACGATGGCGGCACAAGCAGGGTGTACCAGTTGTGGATTCAACCGCTCGGCACCAACCTCAGTGGGCAGGCGCTCTATACAAAAGTGACAATGAGCACGAGCGATCCACAGTACATGCCGCAACTCTTCACTTTGGTGTGCTGCGTGCGTGGCCCGAGTATTGGCACAGGAGCCACCGTTGCACCGTTGCACCCACTTACACGGCCATTTGCGTCCTATTATGCGAGCGAGATGGACACGCTCACCCAAATGTCTGGAGACTACTACTGGTACATAGACAGATGGCGGCAACTACACTTTGGCGCACGTCAAACCAGGCCCGGTGCCTTCCCGATTCAGTCAGTAGACGACGTAGCGAAGGCGTCAGGATCGCTCTTGTACTTGCCACAAGTGACGGTAACAACTTCCGCTGATGTGCTGCGCAATGAGCAAATCATTCAGAATGCGAGTAATCTGGTGAGCCCGCCAACTGAGTTGAAAACCGCAGATGGAAGTACCACCAGTTGGACAGTTGGTTATCCCATCTATTCCCAACCAACCATCCTGATCAATAACAGCCCTGCCACTGTGGGTATCCAGGGCATTGATAATTCTCGCCAATTGTATTGGCAGCCTGGCAGCGCAAGTATTTCGTACGATAGCAGCCTGCCAAAGTTGCCAAGCGGCACGATTATCAGTATCACGTACATTGGTCAATCTACCGTGAACGTCGTGCTGGATAGCAGCAGCGCACAAACTGCGCAGACACTCATTGAAGGCGGGGGCATCCTCCCAAGCTCTGGCATTATTACCGAGATTGAAGATGCATACACCTTTGTAGGCAACACGACAACAAGCGGCATTTCTGGGATGAGCGTGGCACAGGCGACGACGCTGGGCAACGGCATGCTGGCCCGATATGGCAATAACAGGCCGGTGGAGTTGGTAGGTACAACATTGTACGGCGGGTTGGTTCCCGGCACGGTCATCCAGGCGTTTGTTCCTGAAATGGGAGTGTGGAATTTGTCGTTACCGATTGTGAAGTTAACGACGACGGCGTTCCAGAGCAATAACGGTATTGTCTATTTTTATAGCGTTGATGCAACGAATGGAGCAAATATCTCGAACTGGCAGAAGGTATTCTACTAGTAAGTGGATATGGCTAGTGTTTTCTTGCATCACAATACCTGCTATACTAGAACCAACTAAACAACAAGACGAGCCAGTGAGCCAGGTGTTCACTGGCTTTTTTATTTTTGGATCGGAAAAAGATGAGCGCACCAGTAAAAGAGAGTACGCGAAATAAAGCGCCAAGTGTCACACAGATTATCGCTGATCAGGAGCAACGCATTGCGCAACTAGAACAACGCATTGTGCAACTTGAGCGGTCAGCCCACACTGAGCATACACTTGGGCCTGATGTGGTAGAGCAACTCGTCAAGCAAGTTATTCAACGGATCGGCAACGGGCTCGCCTCGTTAGTCGTGCCGCCAGCGGAATAAAGGAGAGCCTCAATGCCTTCTAATTTTGGGTCCACTCCTACCAGTACAACCGCTTTGGGAACAAATCAGTTTCCAGTCAGCGCCGCCCGCGTGCCCAACGCAGATTCGGCTGGCAATCTTACCTCAATAGAAGGCATTGCGGTTAACACCGATAACTATAATTTCCAGACCACAGCCATCCGCATAGGGCTCAAAGACGGAGACGACGCCACTCAAGGAACCTCCACCGATGCGGCTGGGGATAACACTGTCATCGGCCAACTCAAGCAAATCCGCCTGAACACTGCAAGCGTTACCATCGGCTCGGCCCTGCCTGCTGGTGGCAATTTAATTGGTGTCGTCGCCTTCGGCGGCACCACCACAACCTATGTGCCAGCCAATAGCGGTGTCACGGCGGTGAAGTCCAGCGCTGGACGCCTGGCCAGCGTCATCGTCATCAATACCGGTTCGGCACAACTCAATTTCTACGACAACGCCACGCAAGCCAGCGGTACGCCCATTGGTGCGGTCCCAGCGAACGCGGCTGTCGGTTCGGTTTATTCGTTCAATGCGCCAGCAGCGAACGGGATTGTAGCTAATTCTGTAGCAAGCTGTTGCTCTGTCACTGTCTGCTACTACTGAGGATTAAATTATGTCAACAGTTAATGTTGGAAACAGTACAAGCAATCCAGTTCCAGTTAATGTCAGTACTGCGATTGCTGCTGGCGGGAATACCATTGGTAACGTCAACATCCAGGCGAGCGGCTCCGCCGTTACGCTTGGGCAGACTACCATGGCAAGCTCATTGCCTGTGGTTATCGCCTCGAACCAGTCCAATTTGCCAGATAACCTCGTGCAAATTGCGGGGGCGTCTGTAGCAACGGCAGCCTCTGGTATCATCAAAGTTGGTTTGACCGATGGCACAGGCACTGCCATTACCTCTACCTCCAACGCCATTGATGTCAACATCAAATCGGGTGGTGGCTCTGGTTTCTCTGTGACGGATGAAGCAGCATGGACTGCTGGCACATCAGCATTTGTCCCAACTGGTGGCGTGTTTAATGATACCGCAGCAGCCCTCACGTCAGGACAGGAAGGCTCCATCCGCCTCACCAACAACCGCGCCATCCATGTCAACTTGCGCGATGCCAGCGCCAATCAGTTGCTCGGCTCAAAGACTTCTGCCAACTCGCTGCCGGTGGTTATCGCTTCTGACCAGGGCGCGGTGGCTGTCTCACAATCCGGCTCCAACTGGTCGACAAACGTGGCCCAGATCGGCGGAACAAACATTGTCACGGGTGGTGCAAGTGGCCTGATTGCCGTGGGCGGCCCAGTGGCCTCGGGCAGTTCTAACGCTGATAACCCGGTCAAGGTGGGCGGCGCATACAACAGCACACAGCCAACCGTTACGACTGGCCAGATTGTTGATGCACAGATGTCTGCGCGAGGTGCGCAAATCGTTGCTACTGGCGCGGACACCTTCAATGTGACCGTCAATGCTGCGCTTCCAGCTGGCGGCAACACCATTGGCGCGGTGACGCAGGCCAGCGGACCCTGGACAAACAATATCACCCAAATTGGTGGCTCATCCCTGACTCTCGGCCAAACAACTATGTCTGCCAGCGTCCCGGTCACTTTTGCCTCGAACCAAAGTTCTTTAGGCGTGACACTGCCAAGCAACAATACCACTATGATTGGTGTGACCAGTCCCGGTGGTGTCTCTACCACAGCTATCGCGGCGGCTGCAACGAACACAGTGGTCAAAGCCAGCGCAGGCCGCTTATGCCGTGTGTTGGTCACAGCGGCAGGGACAGCAGCGCTCACGTTCTACGATAATGCAACGGGTGGTAGTACCACCGGCAACATCATTGGCTATATCCCTGCCAATGCCGCTGCTGGCTCTGTCTATGACTTTCAGTTTCTTTCAAGCACAGGCATTCAAGCGCCTGGTGGAGCAAACACGCCTGCTGTAACAGTTGGGTACATCTAGGAGAAGCCATGTCTACCATTAACATAGGCTCGGCTCTTCCGGCTGGTACGAATCTGATTGGGAACGTCAAGATCGTTGATACTGGGGGCACGAACCAGGCTGCAGTTGACGCCAACAATAACCTGCATGTGACCGTCTACAACGCTACGAACGCCATGGGCGTGGACTCTTCCAATAATGCCCATGTTGGCATCTGGAATGGTGCCAACCAGATGGCCGTTAATAGTGGTGGCAATGCGGCGATCAATGTGGTACAGGTAGGTAGCTCGGCAGTCTCCACAGCGGCCTCTGGCGTGATCAAGGTTGGCATTGTTGGGAACGCGGGAGCAACGATTGATGGCACAGTAGCGGCAGGCACAGCGCCAACCAATGCCGTGGTTGTGGGATCAGTCTACAATACATCGGCCCCTGCACCAACGAATGGGCAAGCGATGGCATTGCAGGCAGACCAGGCTGGGAATCAGCGCGTGTTTCCAGGGATAGCATTGGCTGCACTCTCAGCCTGGAATAGCAGCACATCGTTGAACGCGACCCAGACCATCTTCACGAACTCGGGAGCCGAAGCGGTTCTGGTCCAACTGACACAGACCACCACGTTGACGGCTGGAGCCGTGACATTTGAAGTGTCCTACGATGGCTCCAACTGGTCCACGATTCCTGCCAGCGCTGTGCTTGATCCTACATCGACAACCTTTGCTCAGATCAGTCTGCCATATACAGTGCAGGCTTCTACCAATAAACAGTTCCTACTTAACATGAACGGGGCTCAGGGCCTGCGTGCAAAGCTGTCCACACAGATCACAGGAACCGGCGCCGTGACGCCTAATTACGCCTTGCTGCCAGCGTCACCTGCTGATACAGTAGTGGCTCTCTCGCCAACGGCTGCCAACTTTAATGCGACGGTTGTGCAGAGTGGCACGTGGACCGTTCAGCCGGGAAACACTGTAAACTCCACGCCATGGCTTGTGCAAACACAAGCGGGGACAACAGGCGGCTCGACACCCTATCACCTGTTGAGCGCTGCAAACAATAACGCCACATCGGTCAAAGCAAGTGCAGGATTGCTCTATGGATATACGCTCTCCAATACGAACGCTGCGGCGCGATTCTTCAAGCTCTACGATAAAGCATCGGCACCAACACCAGCTAGCGATACCGTCAAGCATACCGTTCAGGTCCCAGCAAACTCCACCGTGATTCATGTGTATCCCGAAGGCTTGACGTTTTCGACGGGCATTGCCTTTGCAGCAGTTGCTAACATTTCCGACACTGATAACACCAGCATCGGAGCATCTGACCTGTCCATCGATCTCAACTATAAGTAGAGGTGTGCCTTGACTGTTTTATATGGTTCTTCCGTCGCTGATGGCACACTTACCACTGCCTGTGATATGGCCGCCACGACAGGGGGAACAGAGACCTCAAAAACGACCACGCTCACTGGAGCCAACAATATTGCAGAAGTCCTGAGCAAAGGAGGAACATCTGCAACAGTGACCTCCATCCCTACAACACCAACCGGCAATGGGTGGGTCTATAAACCAGGATCGGGAATATTTGCCGCTGCAAACTGGTCTGCGGTGGTAACGGTCAGTGGTGGATGGGGACCAGGGGGAACCGACACCCTGACGATTCGTTTCTTTAAGTATTCTGGTGGCTCCTATTCTTCTATTGGCTCGATTGTTGGCCCGAATATGACCAACACAGCCACAAAAAATGCCTGGTCATTTACGGCAACATCAATGCCTGCCACAACGTTTGTGGCAAGTGATCTCTTGTATATCGATTTGTGGCTTACTGACGTGCTCGGGGCATTTGGAGATGACCCGGTGGTTTATGAGAGTACCAGTGCCACTGCTGGGGTGGCCAATGATATGCAAGTTACTACCTCAACATTTACGCCACTGCATATCCGCAATTGTGATGGCTATGGGGGAGTGTTTAGCTGATGGCAACTACACTAATGGTTCCAAGAACTCTGGGTGGCACCATCATCTTAGTGATTGGACCAACCACAGCCACAACCACCATCACCGCTCTTGGCCCAGACGGAAAGGTGAGCGGCAAAGGACGCGATGGAAAGATAGCATCCATTGGACGAGATGGACAAGTGATAGGAAAGAGGCAATAAGGAGGTAGCATGAGCATCACGCCATGGATCAAGACACAACACCGAACACAATTAGCACCGTTATGGACCATCAGCCTGACAACAGATTCAGGAGCCGCCAATCTCTCTGGCCTTGACGATACAGCACTCTCTATGTATTTCACCAACATCTCAACTGGCGCGGAAACACAGGGTGCAGGGACACTCCATATTACATCGCCTGCCAGCGCAGGGGTTGTGACCTATCAAGTGGATACAACTGATGTGGTGGTTGGCAATTATCACGTGCGCCTCTGGGTCAATTTTGCAAACGGTGAAGAGCCATTCGATCTGGGAACCTGGACGGTAGAGGCATAATTGACGCGCTGGCAGAAGACCGCACAAGCAAGTATACTGTGATGAGCATCCTTTATAGTACAATAGACCAAACGAGCTAGCAAGCGAGCCGGTGAGCCAGAGGGTTCACCGGCTCTTTTATTGACAGGGACAAGAGGATGCAACAATCACCAGATCAGAACACATTGCTCTACAGAATAGAACTCTTGGAAAGGATGGTGAGGGATCTACAGGTGCAGCTTCAACAATACGTTCGATCAAGTGAAAACAATTTGCATATCCAGGCCATCAAAGACACCTGTGAGAGAATCGAGAATGAGCTTGGCAAGGCAAAAACACAGTTAACCGAGTTGAACAACAAGCTCATTGTCTCAGAAATCGAAGCACAAAAACGGGACGCAGCGCAGCGCGAAAGCCAGGATAAACTGCAAATCAGAGTGCTCTGGGGGACCGTCTCAGTCATTATCACTATTTTAAGCCTCATCATCGTGGGGTATATTACAAAAGTCTTGTAGATATGTTCTAAGGGAGGGAGGGTCTTGTGAAAGCGCAAACACTACGCACCTATATGATTATGTCCCTCGTCCTGACACTCTTCCTTCTCCTGTCCCTGGTGATTTTTAATTCGCTCGCTCTTTTCCCTTCCAATGATGATATCGTGGTGATGCAGCAGGCTAATTTTCAACTAGCACGCGATGAGTTCCTTTCCAAAGATGTGATGGTCCTGGCTTATCGCCCTCTTTCCTACCATTCCCAGGCCATCAACGAACTACAAACGGTGTTGCCACAATTCCAGCAAGTCCAGACAGGACTGCTACAAGGGAACGCGGTACTTGGTCTGCCGAGCAATCCACCTGACAATGTAAAAGCGGCTTTGCTGGCCTCACAATCGGATTATTTAGCCATCACGACTGCAGTGCAGCATTTACTGGCTCATCCCGACGCAACCACTCCTGATATGATCCAGGTGGAAATTGTGTTGCAACACGAGCGGTTCTATGTCGGTGAGATGTATCAGGTCGTCACGCTACTCCAGCAGAACGCCGAAGCGCGAAAGACCCAGTTGATTTTTATCAAGCTCACTATTTTAGGGGGAACAGGAATTGTGGTGGTGCTCAAATATACATTGTTTACTCGTTATGCTCTAGAAGGGATGAGGAAGGCAGAGGAACAAGAGACAAAAGAAGAGAGCCGTTTCGATGAGTGAAACGGCTCTCTTCTACTACATTTTTCCGTTCAAGGTATCTAGCATGCCTTGAAAGACTTGGATATGATACCCATCTTTGCGGTTAATAGCACCTTCCAGACGTTCTTGAGTCTCGGATCTCAATTTTGTAAGAGCCTCCTCTCTTGTGCCACTATAGCCAATGGCTGCCAGATTGTCGTATTCAAGATATCCATGGGCTTCTTCCACACCGTTCTCATAAGCTGCTTGCAGTTGTTCTTTGGTTAAGTTTGCCATTAGTTTGTTGCCTTCTCCCAATACTCAAGCATGTCAAAATCCATCTCATGATCTTGCTGCCAGCGACGATTAAGCCGGAGACATTTACCATAAGCCGATTGACGATTGAGATATGTCCTATTAGGGCGTAGTTCCTCCCACGTGTTGGAAGAGTTATCTACCATTGCTACCACCTGATAAACATCACCTTCGACACCAATGTTCTTTACTCGGTAGGGACCGAAAACTTTTTGTTTTGTTGACATTGCTTATTTCCCTTCCTTTGTTGACATCGTTTTGATGTCAATTGTTTCCACCATCAATTTTCTCCTTACCCTTTGCATCCATCACAGCAAGCAAACCGTAATACAAACATACGTTCTAGCTCGCGGAGGCAAGGATGCCACCTCACCGGCAATGAGTAGATTACGAGTTCAAGTCTCGCCGCGAGCGGTGCTTGTAGAGCCATCAAAGTTTTGCTATACTGCGATACTGCGATACGGCGTACAAGATGGTGAGGCTGCCATCCCCCAGTGGTTGCCTCACTCCCCCAAATCTGCTACACTCACCCTAGCTTGTCTATTTGATCGTTATCCTGCTTCTATGATGCTAAGACAAGTCTTTGGCCCGGTTCTGTCGGAATGCTACCGGGCCAGCACACACGAGCCTTGAGCCATCGAAAGATGGTTCTTTTTTTGTTTTGGAGCAATGTATGAAGACTTTTCTGCAGCCGCTGATGGCCCTTGCCTTCCTTGGCCTGGTCTTTGCCATTGACACAACAGTTAGTTGCGTCATAGCCAGAAGCGTAGTCCGTGCCATTTTTTACGGTCTTTCCGCTATCTTCTTGTTGTTGATTGTCGTGATAGCTTTGTTTGGGATTTGATATGAAGATCGTAGACGGGTGGATCGATTCTGCTACAGAGATAGACTATGGCAATAAATCCATGGATCGGCAGGGGTATAAACCTACTCACGTCGTGCTACATGGTACAGCTGGCGGCACAAGCTCTGAAGCGATTGCCAACTACTTCAAAAGCTCGGACGTGGAGGCCAGCGCACACATCATCATCGGCACCGACGGAGAAGTTACACAAGGAATTAGCATGGATGTGGCGGCCTGGGCCAATGGCGCAATTGTTCAACCTACCATGCCCTGGCCAGCCAACATCAACCCGAACCTGTACACGATCTCGATAGAGCACTGCAAGCCCTCAACGGATAATAGCGACCAACTCACGGAGCCACAAAGACAAGCCTCATTCCAGGTGGTGCGGACCATCTGCGACTATTATGGAATAGCCAAACGACGCGGAGATCTCCAGTCGGGAATTGTCTCTCATGCTGACTTCGACCAGGTAAACAGGGCACGATGCCCCGGTCCCTATCCGTGGGACGAGTTGATAGCTTATTTGCAGAATGGAGTTTCTATGGGCATTCCTGCCGGATGGAAGGACAATGGCACCATCCTCACTGCCCCCAATGGTCACACCGTCTCATTAGGTTTCAGAGACTACGTACTTCATCACGACTGGGACGCTAACAACTGGCCGCTTGAAGAGTCACATGGTCAAACCCCACTTGAGTTGAGCAATCCTGGCTTGGGCGGCGGCACCCAGCAGGTTTTTAGAACCACAGTCTTAGAATGGACGCCATCAGGGGGTGTATTCGTTGCGTGGGTTGGTCAAGAATTGCTGGCACTCCGTAAGCAATCGCCACAGAATGCGCCACAGCCACCCATTGTTACTATCAACGTCTCTCAGGCCATCTCATCATTGCAGGCCATGCAAACAGCCTTACAATCGATGGAGACGGCTATACAATCGGTTATCAAGGATTTGGAACCCAGTTAGAAAGGAGCATCATGACACCACAACAGAGCATTTTCGCAGCACTCACCGCTATCCTGCCAGTAATCGGCGTCATTCTTCCCGGCATTATCAAATCCGATGGACAGAGCGATCAGAACAATAGCCTTATCACATTTGTTATCCTGCTGGCCTTCGGTGGTGTGCAGGCGTGGAGCGCAGGCTACATCGGCACAAACCCCTGGCTCGACTTTGTGGCAGTGGAGGCAGCTATGGCGGCTTTGCTCGGAGGGCCGTTAAAGCCATTGGATGAGTATCTACAGACGAACATTGGACTGGGTCCGAAGCCAGCAACTACGCCACAGCCCGCATCGATCCCGCCAACTGACTCATCAAAACCGCCTGCGTGACAAGAGGTTGTGTAATTGGTATACTGTGCGTGGGCAATACACCCGAAGCAAGAGCACCAGGGCCAGCAGTAAAATTATTAGCAGAGCAGAGCAAAAAGGTTTTCTGTTGGCGGCCTGGTGCTTTTGTTATTTAGTAGGGTTTGTACTTCTCGATATCCAGGTTGGGGAAAAATCCCTGTGCTTCCTCTGGTGAAAGACTACTGCCATATCTTGCCACATTCTGCTCATCGATGTGCTTGTCTCTGCCATAACCAACGCCGATATATGCCTTCCATTGGTCGGTATAGGTTTCCACTGCAATGATACCAACACAAGCAGTGGTGTTAAAATCGAGAACCATATGGGCTAGCGTGCCATTGGTCCACCAGTGCGAGTCGAGTATTTTGTATTCTTCCATTATCACTCTCTTGTTATTCTAGAGCTTAATAGCCAATGATCGTGGGCGGATTGCCAGACTTATACGCCTTCACCTGCTTGTCAATAAAGTCTTTATACTCCCCCTTAGAAAAGCCAGACAACACACGAATAAGTTTATCAAACTGGCTCTCATCAATCTGGTCTGCCTGGTAGACTTCCCATAGCTTGAGGACCGCACCAACAATAAACCCTTGCCTATCTTCTGGTGAGTTTCTATAGTCTCTCTCAGCACTGGCCATATTGGTACGTATGGCACTTTCATAACGTCGCATCATTGCTATTCGTCTCCCGTTTCATCTATCCCGGCCACAACCACGTCACCACAGACGGTGATATGTCCATATCTACGAGGCTGATAGTGGTGGAGCAGTGCTGTTGCCACCTGATTGACTGGCTTGCCCTTCAGCGAGTACTCGTCATCCATGAACATAAAAAGCCCGCCCTGGTCACGTCCAGTCAATGTTAATCCGGTCAGTGTGCCATCTACCATATTGTGCAACTCCACATTGGTAAATTCCCGGCCAGCAGGGTGTACTTCTTCTTCGGTTCCATCAGATTTAATCCACCTGGCCATCCTATAAACCTCCCTCTATTTCGTCTAACATTGCGAGCAATTCGGATTCTAGTTGTTGATCCTGCTCATAGGCTTCATCTGTTGGGGTATGGACGCCACGATTCATGCGCCGATCAAGATACGCTCGTTCGCGTTGCATTTTGACCTGCAATCTGGTACGTATCCCAGTGACCCAGATGCGTGCTTCATCTGGTGACATGTCCTTAAAGGGTTTGCGCGTGGTGAGCGTCCCCTGCGGAGTTGGTTGGTAATAGCTACTTGCTGGCTTCTGTCTTCGGCTCATGGCTCTCACTTTCTGCTTAGAAATGCCAGTTTATCTACAGCGTTATCATCTAAGTTCAGTTTACGGCGTTGATAATGCTCTGTCTGTCTGGGATCTTTATGACGAGCTGCATACTGTACCTGAGTAAGCGTGGCGTTGTGCTCCAATGCTAGCGTGATAAATGTGGCTCGAAGACTGTGAGGGGTAAACCTGCGCCCAATCTTCTCGGCATACTTCAACACCATGCGCTCTATCCACTTAGGATTAATCTGCTTCTCTGTGGGATGGTCGCCACGGTCAAATCCAACAAACAGCGGAGACTCTAGTGTAAGGTTTTTGCGCTCGGAGGCATCAAGCCATTCCTGTATGTAACGTTTTACATCAACTGGTAACTTTATCGTGTCCCTGTATCCACCTTTACCAGTGACACGAATGATATAATGCCCTCTATCCATATCGATGTTACCAACCTTCAATGCTGCACATTCAGCACGCCGCAGGCCAGTGCGCAGAAGAAGAGACATCACAGCATATTCTTGCTTGCCATATTTCGTTGAGGTGTCAATGGCTTCCAACAATTGCAGCGCCTCGTTGTCGTCCAGGGCAATATGTGGCGAATCGTCCTCACTGATCTTGAGTGGTTTAACACTCTCAGCCGGGTTGTAAGAAATCACCCCCATGCGTCTCTGCACGTCAAGGACCTGACGGGCGACAGTAAACATGCGATTGATGCGTCGTGGCGAGCGCCTCTTCCCTTCTTCGTTCTCCTCTCCCAGATAGTGCTGATAAGCGATCATATCAGCATAGGTAATATTGGTTGCATGAGTCAGGCCTCGCTCACCTAGAAAGGCAGCAAAGGTTTTTACGTCTCGCAGATATTCTAATTGTGAACGATCTGACTGGAGACGTTGTAAAACAGTTTCCATCACTTCATCGATGACAGGCACGCCAACAGGTACAAGGTAATTGGTCAAGTAATTCTCCCCATAAAAACTTTGTATCTCAAAACGGGAATTTGTGTACACTATTCTTGAGTATACAGAAGAATTCGTTCACTGTCAATATATCGTTTAGTAGTTATTTTTCCTGTAGAATTCGTAGTTTGATAAAGTGATCCATTAACAAAGCCATTGCGAACAAAAAGAAAAGCACCAGGCAGATCGATCTTACCCAGTGCTGTGTAGTGATTCTTATGGCTACAAAGAAAAGCGGTTATCTGAACAATGTATTTTTTGTTACCTGCTCGGCCACAAGATCATGACTCGGCACTTCATAATACTCACTAGCCTTCTGTAATGCCTCTCCCATTGTGTTTGCATTCATATCTCCCAGATACTTACGTGGCTCGTCGGTATCAGCATTCTCGTAGTAAATCTTGAATGTGTGCATCGGTTTCTCCTTACTTATTTGGACTATTCCACTCTACGAATCGGGCCAGCACGAATCCAGCCCCACAACAACTATGATGCTTTAATTAGAGGCTGCGCAGTATCAATGGTGCTAGCCAGTTGCTCACGTTGTTCACGGCTCAGCGTGGCGCCACCTGGCGGAAACTACGCCAATCGCTCACCTACAATTTTGTCAAGCGCCTCTCTTGTGTCTGCATGCATTCGCGTACCATTGAACTCAGTAAAGAGTGGCTTTGCTTTCTCGTATCCCATGATACCTACAGGATTGAAACCAGCCGTTACAGCGTTATAGATAGCTGCTAGTTCCTCATTAGTCAGTTGGTCGGTGGTCATCTTTACTCCGACATACACAAATTTATTCATATTCTCCTCTTTCTCTTCAATTCATCGCCACAGCAGGCCCTCTCGCATCCGACGTGCAACCCAGTCACGAGACAAGCCTGCTAGAAACGCATCCTACGCTACTCACTAATCTTCTTCAGATAGTCCGTCTCCATTACACCTGAGTTATATGCTGGCAGCGGAACCCACACAGCCGAGCTTGCTTTGTATGGTGCTATCTCGCTGAGATACTGCTCAACCTGTTCCATGGTATTGCAGTGCTTGTTGATAAGCCTATTCAAAGCAATCACCTGTACACCATAGCCGCCACCCAGTTCATAGCGATCCTGTACAATCAGGATAAAGAGTCCAGATGCGCAGACAGCCAACTCACAGCCATATTCGCCAGTGTTCAAGGCATCGATAAGTGTATGCCGCGTTGGTAACGGCATTATTGTTTGATCAGACATATACTTCTCCTACTACTTGATACAATTAAAACACAATCTATTTATCTTTTCCCAGAACTTACGAAGCCTTCTTGCTTCGGCTTTCTTCGATAATATCCAGCCCACGCGCCAACCTTGCGCACATTTCTGGTGTCCAGTTGTCTTCTGGAACATTTGCTTTAAGTACTTTCATCACCAATTGCTCAGGATTGATACCCAACTGGATGCTCCGTCTGCGCAGGTCGGCTGGCTCTGGCGCTCGTACTGTCGAAGTAGGCTGCGCAGATGGCTCATTTGGACGATCCACAGGCGCATCCACAATCCTATGCGCCTCGTCCAAATCGGGTGCAAACTGTGTACCATACCCTAACGCCGCAAGTGCTCGTCCAATTGCGCCCGTCTCTGCCTTCTCCAGCCAGTCAGGGAATGAAGCGGCCTTCTCCATCTTTGTGCCAGTAGCCACGCCACCCTTCCCATCTCGCACCACCGCGCGAACAATGGCCACGCCACGTGCCGTCTTGACTACTTTTTCGCTGCGTCTCTTTTCGCTGTTCCAGGCAAATGTTTCTTCATCCATCTCTTTATCCAGATCCAGATGCACAATCTCTGTTTCAATCGTTCCTTGAGGGCATTGCTCGCGGAACCAGACAAGGCGCCACTGGACTGGTAGATAATCCTTGCTACCCTCACGACTCTTGAGCTGCAGCAAATGTTCTCTGGGGTTGAAGCTTCTCTGATTCTCTTCTGCCATCGTTTTCTTCTCCATTCCATCTAGGCGTTATGTAACGCCCTGAGATTTTCAATCTTTTCCGGTGCCATCATGTCGTAGTCAATCGTGCCAGATGCTTCTTGCTCTAACATTGCCGCGTGAAATAACAGCACTCGCGCCGTTTCACGCATCCTCTCGGCCTGTCGCAAGAGTGGGGAGATGCGGCGCTGTTCACGCTCGCTTCTCCACTGGGCCAGATCAATCACGTTGCTCATCAAGCCACCTCTTGGTACTGGCACTCAGCAATCATCTGCTTCAACTCTGCCAGTACTGCCTGCCTGTGCTCGTCGCTGTCTGTCTCGATGAAACGGCAGGCCCAGTCCTCATAGCCACCAATAAAGCAAATGTTGTATCCCTGCTCATCCTTGAAGTGCTGCCATTTCCCATTCTCATCGCGGTATTGTGGCATCAGGTCGCCATGGCTGGGAACATTGCGTAGTTCCCGAGCCGCCACCTCAGTAGCAGGCTCAGGAGCAACAACACTGGACTTTTCCAGATGGTCGGCGAGGATGTGCTGGTGTCGGCACACGTGGCGGATGCGTCCAGCCGGGCAGGTACAAGCGTGCTTGTTCAGGCTCTCACTCCACTTCAGCAGGTAGTACCAGCCCTGCTCATTGCTGGCGACGAAATAGAGTGTCATCCCTTTGAGTACCGAGACATCCTGCGTGCTGATGACTTGATAGCCATCTTTGCGCACCCACATCGTCACGGTTGGCATTTTGAAGTCTTCACGAGCGCTTATCTTAACAACCTGACTTTTCGTCCAGTCAATTCTCACCATTAATGCTTGCTGCTCAGAAGATGGTCCCAACTTTTGGATTTTCAGGCTTCTTTTGCTTGTGCTATGTGCTACCATGATTGTTACCTCCCTAGTGGATGGGCCACTCGCTTTGCTTACCGGCTGCGTGAGTGGCGTTTTTTTGTTTCCTTCAATGATCTAAGTATACCTGATTGTCGCTACTTTGTCAATACTTTAACAACGAAAATAACACCAATTTCCACCCTTGAAAATATTCATTTTACATGCTAAGATAGTAGCGACATAGTAGCTTTTCAAGAAGAGGGGAACATGGCAAGACTTTATACACGCACGCAAATGAATGAGGCGCTTAAAGAACTGCGGATCAAGCCAGTAGAAAACAGAGTGACTAGCCAGGAATCTGCGGCTATTCTCTCCTGGCGAGCCAAACAGGAGCATCAAACGGATTATACCTACACGGATAGATCAGTACGTCGTCACGTCACGCTGGGCAATCTCAAAGACATTAAGCGGGTAAGCACACGGCACAGCCTCTATAGCCTAGAGGAAGTTTTTGAGTTACCACTCAAGCCAAGGCACCAGAGCCACAAAGATGGGGTGCTTGCTGGCTATGGCGATGCCAGCAAATCAGCACAAAAGCAGCAGTCATAATCAAAATGCATTAAATTGTCTTTTGGTGGATGTCGAAAGAGAAAAGCGGCAGTCATACTCCACCAAAACGCAAATCATTGCATATACAAGATGCAATGCAATAACATGCAATTGACAATGTTATCCTCTGTTATGACTTTTGTGGATAAAAAAGACGTGAGGCCGCTTTAAAAGCGGCCTCACTTTACTTTTCCGGTTTTTAGGTTATACTTGTAGCAACCATTGAAAAAGGGGATTCTTACATTTCCAGATTTTTGTTAAGAGTCTCCTTCTTCCCCCTTGAATCGTGTCAGTTCTCCTTTCAATCGTTCAACCTCCTCCAGGGCCAGCGTTAAGTTGTGCTCAGGATCGTCTTTTCTCTTCAATGTCTCGACGACTCTTTTTCGCAACTCATCGCGCTCCCTGATCACTGTGGCAATGAATTCAATGTTGCGTAACGCTTCATCAGCCTGGCTGACAGTTCCATCCCCTCGAAACCAAGAAATCAAAAAAAATTTGTCCCAGGTAATCGGCAGCGGGATATTTTGCTGCTGCGCCAACATGTGATATTTTTCCATGATGGCAATTGCATGTTTGTCACTCACACCCCCATCTCCATAAATGGATTGAGACAACGCCCCTCGTGTTATCCCAATGTGACGCGCTACTCGTGCGTAACTTGTTCCACAAATGGTATTCATGGCCTCCATCCATCTCCCAAAACGGTTTTTTTCGCCGGGGAGAGCCTCCGACATTTTGCAACGTACCTCCCATACTTGTACTTTTGTTTAGTGATACTAAGCACTAAAAAGCTATTCAATTGGCTTATCAAGCCATTTCAACTATACAGCATGGGCGGTGACAATACTAGAAAAAGCTAAGAATCTTCTCAGCTTGTGCTGATGGATAGAGCTATTTACACCTGTCTATTCGTGCCGATTTGTGTCAAAGAGCCACCCTGGCAATTGACTAGCCTGCTCATCCCCTCTCACAATTGCTTGTGTCTGAGTAGAATGATGAACATACGGCTCAGCCTTACGCAACTCCTCAAGCCAGCGGCGGGTTTCTCCATCTAACCCTAAGCCAACGGCTATGAGAGAGAGCGTTTTTTCGCTAATACTGGACTCTCCTTTGATTGCACGGCCAACGGTGGCACGATGGAGCCGTACGGTTGCCATGTCTGCAAGCAGTCTTTCGGCTGGATCAGGAATGGCATCAATCATCTCTTTCACTTGATCATTCGCGCGGCGTGCAATCTGGGCTGGTTTGAGTCCAGACTTACGCACCACCTGGGCGAGTGCTTCAAAGAAAGAAATGTCTGTGTCTGGTGACGTTTCTATCATTTTGCGCCTTTCTCCATTTGATAAGAAAATGATAAGCAAAAAGCTTGACATGCTTAGTGTCGCTAAACTATACTTGCTTAGTCTTTTCTTGTTGTGCGACAACAGAAAGTTGTCAAGCAACATCGATAGTATACCATTACTCTGTAGTTAAGACGAGTTGATTGAAGAAATTGATGCGAATAGAGAGTTATATATTATTTTCTGACTATTCCTAAGTATTGGCACCTTATCACACAGAAATAGTTGCTCTCACTCTCTCCTCGTCACGTGCAGAGGATTGGTTGAGCCTATGTCATTGTAGCATAGGCAAAATACCTGCTTGCTTGCTTAGCGGGAAAAGTACTACTCAACTGGCATGATGCCAGTTGCGATCCGGTGGAAGGCATGGACAGGGATGAGGGCAGTATTCCACCACAGAGAACCAGGCGCGAAAGTAGGGCTCGCGTGCTGCTTCTCCTCTGTTTTTATTGTTTACGATGAAGTGGCAGAAGGGAAAGACTATGCACAGTCCCATATCCCCTATACGACAAAAGGCCCTGGTTCGAGAATTACGGCACTTGATAGATCGGCAATCCAAGATAGGCCGATCTCATGAAACGCCTTTCCACGGTGTGACTACTCCCCCTTATATCCCTATACCAACCATCGCATCAGTGCCAGCGATGCAGGTGGAACTCATCCCAACAACCCGGCTAACCCTTAACACGAATAACACTGGAGATATTGACATGACCATCACCACGATTACACAAGAAGACAAGCAGGCAAGCGAACAAATAGAAGAGGTGGAAGAGCCATCAAGAGAAGAGATCCAACGTATCAAACGTCTGGTCCAAGAAAAACTCTTGAAACATTGGCATGAGCATGACCAGAAGCTTCCCAAAAAAATCAGGATAAGCGCCCACAACTTGATTCCCCTGGTTGCAAATAACCTGGTGGAAACGGTGTTCTATCTCAAGGAGACCAATGTTATCATCGAGTCTGACCCCAAGGTTGGTGACGATATTCAATGCGATGTTTGATTTTTTCACTCGAAAACGCAAATTTATCAATCCATTAACACACTATTGGTTTCATCGCCATCAGATCGCAGAGGATTTCCCGGTCTCTCTGCCACCAGAGGAGGATGAGACCGTCTTTACCACGACCCTAGTACTTGAAGCCATAAATTATGAAACTGAACCTATGTTCACAGAAAAAAGAGGAAAAATAGCATGAGTTACACAAAGAAAAATAACACAGAGCAAGTACCAGAGACACATGACAAACTTTTGACCGTGGCCGAAGTCGCCCGCAGGCTGCGCGTTGACGATACAACCGTACGTCGCTGGATTAAGAATGGCGTATTAGATGCCATCGTCTTGCCTCACGTGCGAACCCGTCTGGCCTATCGCATCAGGCAGTCTACACTCGATGCTCTCTTTACCCCAGCAGAGAGAAAGGCGGCCTCATGATCATCCCGGCCAACACCACCATTGTTTTTCGGCACGGGCCATTTGCTCGTCTCTCACATTTGATACAACAGTGGCAAATCGAAAAATAGAGGAAGAACGAAAACGTTTTCGTACGGAGGTGCGCGATGTCCGAGAGTCCACTGCCACAGTTGAACAGGGCGATTGCTCACATTGACACGCTCTGGCAACAACAGCAACAGATTGACCAGGGCACGATTAATCGGTTCCGTCTCATGTCTCTTTACGCACAGGTCTGGGGGCTCACGCTCCCGGCCCGCGCCGATTGGCAGTGCCAGATTGTCGAGGGCAGCATAAGCGAGGTACAAGATGCCCAATAATCTCATCCTGGCACGTCGCAACTTACAAACGATTTTACAGGCTCTGGCAGCTGCGTCTACACACTCAACCACTGCCGAGTCTGAATATCGCACGTTGAAACGATTCGTTGAAAGCTGCCCAGAACAGCAAGTTTTTGAGCTAGTCGTGAGAAAGGAAAATAAAAAGCACCATGCGTAAGATCATAACTTGTGCGCAACTAAAGGGAGGCAATACATTTGATGTTGTGAACACTCAAACATCTCAGTGCCCACTCGCCGTCCATCTTCCTGAGTTCACACAAGACTTTGATTTGCTCCTTCGCTTTTTGATAGAGGCGGGGATCGTGCGCAATAACCGCGGGCATCTCGAATTTGCAGAGATGCATAGTTCCTGCCCATTCGCTCAACAAAAGACACAACCACTGGAGGAAAACCCATCGTGACCCATTATGACGTTCTCACTATCACCATACTGGCAGGCCTGGTCCTTCTTGTCCCGTTTGTTGCCATGGCATTTTACCAAAAAGGGTGCCGGGATACGTGGCGATCTGCTGATGAGATAACACAAGTCGAACCACTTGTGCCATTGCCAACAACGGAGCCACAGCCCATGATGCTACACAGTAGCATCATCACCTGGGAAAAGATCACCACCAATTGCCAAACATGTCAGGATGAACAGGAACACGTATCGTGATTGTCTTGCTGGCCCTGCTCGGGATCATCCTGGCCAGAGGCTTCGATGTCATCTCAAGCAGGCACTTCTATGCAGCATTGATGGTGTGGAGCGTTCTGGTTCTGGCCCTGCAAGTGGTGGAAGAGTATAGACAACGGCTACACGAAGAAAATAGAAGTAACTAACTAATTATTAGCATAGGAGGTTCGTAGGGTATGACCACACAAGAAATACAAAAATTACAACAAGCAGGTTTTACCATCGATCAGATAGCGGAGATTGACAAGAAGATGAGCAGGCGGGCTGGTTTTCGAGCACTGATACGGATGGCGCAGACGGTGCAAGATTATGAGACGCCAGAAAGCGAGTGGACAGAAGCATGGAAAATAGCCGCGGTGATGAGGTGCGCACAATGACCACAACAGAAGATCTGCCAGCGCTGCAACCAATCATCATCACCAAACAATGTAGCCATTCATGGCTGGCCTGGGTTGACTATGATCGTCTCATCAATACCGAATCGGGCTTGACGGAAGCCGAAGCCATAGGCAAGGTACACATGATGCATCCTGAACTATTTGGCCCAGTTCAGCGAATGGGGGATAGCCGTGAATAATGACAAGTTTCGTGACTTCCCCGACTGGCCTCTGCGTCATAAACTGGCCCACTACGCCGGGACTGGCTGCGGCACTATCGTGAGTGCCGTTTTATTGGCTGTCATCTGGGCAATTGCCCTCTGGCAGTGGCTTTGGAGGGATCTGTGACGCGCAAAGAGTATGTATTTCTGGTGTGCTGGCTGGCAGGGAGTAGCACGCTCGCAATGGTGTTGCTGGTGGTTGGCTGGCCAGTGGTGTTTTGTCCATGGATCTGGCGTGGATATACCGCATGGAGCCTTGAAGATGCTGAGTGAGCAACAGATCCGAGCCATCATTGAAGCGCAGGGGCTCAATGGATATTTCCGTGAAAACATCAGCAGGCGAGGTGATGGCACGTCTCGCACCTATATCCAGGCATGCAAGTATGTGCGAGGTCGCGGCAATGTCCATATTGCCCTGGGCCGGATTGAGAATGTTGAGCAAATGAGCCAGGACAAATTGGTGGAGACGATCAAGCAGAAGTTTGCAGAGAAGTTGAACGCGAAGGTAGAGGCGGCACAAAAGAAATAGGGCCAGCTAAAAACAGCAGCTGCGTCAATCTCCCCACTGACGCAGCAACTATTTCACACCACACAGGTGTTTCCACATCACATGGAATATAACACGGGACACCAACAAATTCGGGGATTTTACACAGGAAGTCATCAATATTGGCTATTAAGAGGTTAAGAAGAAATGGACGAACAAGCGCCAGAGCAATCCAAACCCCTGCACTTCGACACAGCTCTTTTTGCCATTCGCGCCAAAACCAAACGTGGCAGCAAGGGACTGCGCGAAGCTGCACGCGAGATCGATGGTGTCAGTGCCTCCACGCTTTCACGTATTGAGAGCGAGCACACCGTTGACTTGCGAACCGTTGGCAAGGTTTGTCAGTGGCTTGGCATGTCTCCAGATGATTTCTTTTCCATGGAAGCAACACGGCAGCCAGAACCACTGACAGCCTATCAGCGCATTGAGTTTATTCTGCGCTCGGAGACACAACTTGAAGAATCTGAAATCAATTCGATTATCACATTGATTATCGCGCTGGATTGCTGCGAATAGCATGCGAACGAGCTTTCAGGTTTGTATGGCACTACAGACAGTCACGCTTGAGGCTGGTAGCAATCGGCGTGGTGCTTATTGGAAAATATCAATTACCACTATTTTTGGAAGGTAGCAGCGAATGAAACAATCCATTGAACAATCACAATTTGATGAGCTATCAGAGCAAGCCCGGATGCAATACATCACCTGGGCCGTTACCAATAGCCACAAAACAGGGGATTATACCGACGCACATCGCTCCATCGGTCATCTTATCCAGTTCATTGACGAGCACGGCGACAACTGGCGTGGCTTCGAGATCCAACGTGATATGACAGAAGACGATGAAGGAATACTCGTCAAAGAAGCCTGGTCTGTTGATGTCTCCTACGGCAAATACACCACACAAGCGAATAAACTCGTCGATGCACTCTGGGAAGCCGTGAAACTGATACTGGAGGGCAATGAGCAATAATGGATATACACAACGAAGTCGATCACATCCTGGCCAGCCTCTCGCAGCCACCACAACTGCGCTTCGAGTTTCACCAGAACGGCTGCACCATTGTCCTGGCCAACACCAGTGGTGAGCACAAGTACGAGATGTCCCTCTACCAACTGCTGACGTTGGAATACCATTTCCGGGTCCAGGGCGAGGAGCATTTCTTGTTCCAGTGTATGCAGGCCGGGACCATCGCGTATTTCACCGAGGAGCCACAATCATGAACATCCCAAAATGTAAAGCCTGGGACCAAACAAACAAAGAATGGCTCACCTATGGCTTCTGTCTACGTTTCGATGCCGATGGCAATTGTGAAGTGCTCAACGCCTTCGCACAACCATTTACTGATCGCGTGGTGGTCCCGGTGTTCGGCACTGGCCAACAAGACTGCACAGGCAAAGACATCTACGAGGGTGATATTCTCAAAATAGAAGATGCTACAGCAAAAGTCGTATTCTGGGAGAGACCACCTGAATTTGGATTAGATTTCTACCACAACGAGGACAAGTGGTGCGAGGATTGGAACCTGACCGATGATAGCGAGCGCATGGAGATCATCGGCAATATCTACGAAAACAGCGATTTGTTACCACAGGAGCCACAATCATGAACACCTTGATTATTTACACGCAACACCCTCGCGCTGTTCAGGCTCTGCTCCAATCGCACGAGCTAGTAGACAGCCTGCCCACCATCATCTCGCTGCTCGATTCTGTGGCGGATCGCATGGAGTACCACTATCCCGACGACTTACCAAGCCAGGCACTCACGTTCTGGTTTGCACTGGCGCAGGGCTGCGGATTGATTAGCGAGGAACCACAACTTATCCACCAGGAGTCGCAACAATGAGCAAAATCAAAATCACAGAACGCCGTATTGTCACCTGGGACTGCACACAATGCGGAGCAAATATCGGCATAGTTGAAACAAAAAACAAAGACAATGTCTGCCGTACAAGTGTGAAAGTCATTTGCACTGATTGCGACACAGAATACTGCCTGCACTGGGGATTTAACGGTTTCGAGACGTGGGTGGAAGAGTGGGAAACCTATGCACTGCGTCATTCAAAACACGATGAGATGAGAAGCAAGGGCAAGCAATCATTTGAATAACAGGGAAGTGGAACTATGGCTATTTATTTTATTTCGCATAATAACGGATGTAACGAGTATAACGGCAATACGCGAATAGTCCTTGATAATCAGGGGGCATATGTTACAATACTAGTAGGTCTAAATTGGGAGGGCAACAATGCTAGTTATGGACGAATTACTCACACCAGAAGACGTGGCACGCATTCTCAGAATGAGCGAGGATACTGTCAGACTAAAACTCAAGACGGGAGAAATCAAGGGCTTCAAGCTGGGTCATGGCTCAAGAAGTCACTGGAAGATCAAGCGCGAAGAATTGAAACGCTATATCGACGAGATGGAATCTCAGCAAAATTAAAAGCCGCCTTTAGTCGGCGGCTTTTAACAAAGCTTGAAGTAGTTCACACAATGTCTAAGGTTTTCCAGACAGTAGACACTGTGCTAGATTCGCGCTACCTCTATGCCTATTATAACTGGACACCCAGCAAGATTACAAGTCTTGTGCAATGTCTGGTTGATAGGTACGGGTGGCGGTTGGAGGGAATATCATGAGTGAGAGACCCCCTATCAATACTATTGTACACGGAGACACGCTATCCGTTTTACGAACACTTCCCGATAACTATATCCAGTGTTGCGTTTCAAGTCCTCCCTACTTTGGTTTGCGGAGTTATCTACCTGATGGGCACCCTGATAAACATTTAGAAATTGGCTTGGAAGAGACACCAACAGAGTACATCGAGAAACTGGTACAGGTGTTTCGTGAAGTTCGCCGGGTACTCAAGAATAATGGGGTATGTTGGCTGAACCTTGGGGACTGTTATGCTGGAAGTGGCAAGGGTGGGGGTGGAAGTTATGCCCTCGATAAAATGACCTATGCAGAAGGTTTGGCTGTACCGCTCACAAGCGGCTTCAAATCCAAAGACCTTATGATGATCCCCGCACGTGTTGCCATAGCCCTCTGTGCCGATGGCTGGTATCTCCGTCAGGACTGCATCTGGAACAAAACCAATGCCATGCCAGAGTCAGTTACGGATCGCCCAACTACAGCCCACGAACATATCTTCTTGCTTGCCAAGAATGAACGATACTTCTATGATGCAGACGCAATAGCAGAAATAGCACTACAAAAAAGAGGAATCCCCAGAGCAACCCCACAACATAAGAGGGCGCATTTACAAAGCTTAAAAACAAGCACATTGGGAACCCATCAAGGATATGAACAAAAAAATGCCCGTTCCGTTTGGATGGTGCCAACCCAAGCATTCTCAGAAGCCCACTTTGCAGTAATGCCACCCAAATTAGTTGAACCATGTATTCTTGCAGGTTCACGTCCAGGTGATATTGTGCTTGATCCTTTCATGGGCAGCGGCACTGTGGCCATGGTTGCCCTCCAACACAATCGCAATTATCTCGGCATCGAACTCAATTCTGATTATATAGCCCTGGCGCAGAAGCGCATTGCAGTAATACAACCCAATCTCTGGTCAGCAAATATGGAAAGTGACGGCGGTGCAGCATGAGCAAACTAAGAGATTTTTCACAACTTCCAAATATTCTTTTCGATATGGATCTTTTATCTGAAGATTCCTATTTAGTTGGTTTCTTACGCTTCTGGCGTCATTATGCCACCCGCAAAGAAAACTTTCGTGGTTCCTATCGAAAATTAGCCAACCTTATCCGTATGCCCAAATCCTGTGTCGCCCGAATGGTCCCTGAGTGGGAAAGGGCAGGATTTGTTACTAAGGAGACAAAAACAAAAGAAGGTGAGAACCGAGAAGAAATGGTTCTTACTATCAATGTTGAGGCTTTTTGGGAGTTCAATTATGCATACTATCCAGAGCGTCCCAAATTGGGACAGCAAAATATCATTGTTTCCTCAAATATTCCATCAGAAAATAACAATGTCCCAAATTGGGACAGTAACGTCCCACCACGGGACAACGGCGTACCAGATTGGGACAAAAGTGTCCCACGCGCAAGCACAAACTCGGACGTAATACTAGGTAATACTACTGTAATATCTGGTAATACTGAGGTTACGAATTCGCGTGTGTCTATCGACAACGCGGCCCTCTCACAACTGCAAAATGAAAATGCATTACTCAAAGCACAAATCGCTCAACTCTTACAAGTAACAGATCCTCCAAAGGGGAGTGCATACCCCACTACAGCCGGGAGAAATGCCAGTAACCAAGGCATAGCCTATCGCCAACATCTCGAACATTCATTTATTCGCCTAGACAATCTTGAACAGCCAACAGTGATGATTGTCACGTTGACTCCTGCTTTCCCTCATCCCTTTTACAGCGAGATGGAAGATAAACGTCGTGAGCGTGTTGCTGCCTGGGAAGTTCTGCCAACCTACAAGAAACAGGGCCTCGAGGTTGAAGTGCGATGGGAGCATGAAGTGGAGCGGCAGACCGTCGATGCTGCCACCACTGCTATTGTCGAGAGTACGGCTGTCGTCGGGGGAAACACTCAATCGACACCCACCGATCACAATGCCACACAAAGCCCTACCATCGACGAAAAACAGGGCCTTACTCAAGAAAGTGCTGTCGTTGCCCATCAAAAAAATGTAACGCCAGAATCGCCGTTACAGCCTCAAGAAACACCATCGAGCACACAAGCCGTCAAGGACTTGTCGAATCAAGCAACTGAGCAGGAACAGCAAGCAAGTGGTAATTCTTATAGCCCGCCGATGGCTACAAAAAAACCGAGCAAGTCTACAGGTAGCAAGGGAAAAGGCAAGCAGACAGAGATTAACGAGGTCATGCAAAAGCGTGTAGAGAAGGTTTATGAGTACTTTGACAAGCTCAAACAAGAGGTCATGCAAAAGCCTGATGCACGCTATCGCAGAACTGGCACCGATACAGATGCCATCATTGCCTGGTTAGATACCCATCCAACAGAAGAGATACTGCGCGAGGTTTACCTGCGTTTGTGGAATACGCCAGTTGATAAACGGACTAACTTCTCATGGAAGAAAAACATGTGGATACATTCAGTGCTCAAGCAGTATGAAACGATGGAAATGGACATTGTTGATGAGAGGAACAAGCAAGCGAAAAGGAATGTCGTACCTGCAGGTGTAAAGAGTACCTTTGTGCCACCAGTCGAAGAAGAGGATGATGTGGTGTTTGTTCGCCCATCTGAGTTGAGAAAGCGAGGCTAATCATGGAGAAGCAGTTACCTCAGAACATTGAAGCGGAACGCGGTGTACTCGGTAGTATCATTATCGATCCAGAAGCACTGGAACAAGTGGTGCCATTTCTCAAGGTCGAAGACTTCTACCGGGATGCACACAGATCGATTTATGATGTCATCCTGCGCTTATACCAACAGCGTGAGCCAGCAGACTTTATCACCATTTGTGATGACCTGGAACGCAATAATAAGTTAGAGCAAGTTGGCGGGGCCTCTTACATTACCTCATTGATTGATCGAGTCCCAACATCGGGCAATGTCGAATACTATGGGCGCATTGTTGAGCGGACTGCCATCTATCGCCGCCTAGTGCATGCCGCTGGTGAGATTGCGGCTCGTGCTTATAGTGAGGATGAAGAGGCTGTAGCGTACGCTGGACAACTTATCTTTCAGATTGGACAGGGACGCACTGGCAACCCGATTAGCAGCCATGTAGATGCCCTGCAACGCTATTGGACGCAGTTAGAGGCCTTACATGAGCAATATAGCAAGGGCACGCTGACAGGGGTTCCCACTGGTTATAAGTTGCTCAATACACTCCTGGGTGGTTTTCGATCTTCCAAATTGTATATTCTCGCAGCCAGGCCTGGAGAGGGCAAAACCGCGTTAGCTTTGAATTTTGCGTATGAAGCCGTGAAAAAAGGTTGTCAAATTCTCTTCTTCTCGATTGAGATGGATGAAGGCGAATTGATGCAACGCCTGGTGGCCATCGAGTCGAAAGTGGATGCGATGCACTTACGAGATGCTAAATTTGAAGATCCTGAAGAGTGGGAGCTAGTTATCAATGGCATGTCCCGACTACAGGCAACGTCAGGCAAATTGTGGACAGATGATACTCCCGCCAATGATATCCAATCAATGCGAGCAAAAGCGCGTGCAGCACAAGCGGAACATGGCCTTGATATGATTATCGTGGACTATCTCCAGCTGGCGAAGGTGGCAGGTGGTGCATCTGATGGCAAATCTGATAGGAGACTGGAAGTTGAGCGCGTTAGCCGGGAGCTAAAAGAGATGGCCCGTGAATTAAAGATACCTGTGTTGGCGCTGGCACAATTGAACCGGGATGTTGAGAGTAGGGCTAACCGTATGCCTCAATTGTCTGATTTACGTGAGGCTGGGGGCATCGAGCAGGACTGTGATGTAGCCATGTTTATCTATCGTGATCCTGCAGTGCCGAAAGAAGCCTCAGAATATGACATTTCGCTACTTATCGAGAAACATAGAGGTGGACCAAAGGGCAATGTCAATCTTCACTTTGTAGGTGCTCATACACGTTTCTATCCTCAAGAGGCACAACTACGTATAGTGCATGAGGATGATTAATTATGAGCGGACCACAGGAGGTGCAACAATGTGGGATAGAGATATACCAAAATGGTTACAGAACATGAATTACGTATGTCTTTACGTAGTGACGACAAGCGAGAAAAAGAAGTGCGGACCCGGCCGCGAGAAATGGCAGCAAGATCTGGACAAGTTGACTGGTGAGCAGCGTGTAGCCTTGGAAGAGCGAATCGAGCGATGGGAAAGAAGGATAGCATCATGACGCAGGTTCTACGGTCCCCGGTTAAGTGGATGGGCGGGAAATCAGCATCAGCCAGCCTGATAGTTGATGCTTTCCCGCTACCATCCACCTACGACTTGTATGTTGAGCCGTTTGGCGGGGCTGCCCATGTCCTGATGGCAAAATCAGTCACTTGCAGGGAGGTCTTCAACGATCTGGATGATTTGCTCATCAACTTCTGGCAAGAAGTGCAGCGTAACGGGAAGGAGGTACAACAGCGTCTAGAGGCATTGCCGTATGCTCGTAAGTTCTATTACGATTACTGGCATTCACTTTATGGTTCCAAGACCAAAAAGATTGCGCCAGATACCACACTCTCATCCACGGAGAAGGCTGTACGCTGGCTGTATATCCTGCGTAGCAATATGACTGGCTTCATGCGCAATTCGCCACCATCATGGACATACATGAATGCCAGTATCCTCAAGAATGCCGCTGAACTGATCAGAGAGGTACAGGAACGCATCAAGTATGTGGCTATCGATAACCGGGACGCTATCGAGACGATCAAACGCTATGAGAAAATCCCTGGCAAGAAGCTCTTTTACGTGGACCCGCCTTACTTTGGCGCTGAGTGGTACTATCCAGCGAGTCGTGATGGCTTTGACCATGAGGGGCTCGCGCAAGCCTTGAATGCCCTTTCATCAGAGACATCGATGGTTGCACTCTCGTATTATCCTCATCCAGCAATCGATGCGCTTTATCCTGCTGAGAAGTGGAGGCGCATCACCTGGCAACAGCATAAGCCGAGTAATGTCTCAGTGAATAGCACAAATTTGGACATGGCTACTGAGATGTTGCTGTGCAATTATCCTGAGCCAGCAAGGTCATTGTGGGACATGGAGGCAGCATCATGACATTCAAACACGGCGACCCGGTCCGCAACACCAACGAACGCAGCATCCACTACGGCGTATCTGGCCTGTTCCAGCGAGTGCATAACAAGTGGACGTTCCCGACTGGACTGGCGTGCGATGTGAAGGTCGTTGGTGGGTATGGTCCGTATGGGTGCGAGGATGTCATTATGAGCGTTGCGGATCTGGAGCCAGCAGCAGAAAGTGAGGCGTCATAATGCCAACTACGCGCAGGCCCACCCTCATGCAACGACTCACGACGATTTGCAACGCGCATGGTTGGCAGTGTGGCCGGGTCCGTGTGCTCAGTGATGCGCCACAATCGCCACAGAACACGGCGCAAACGTGTGCGAGGATGAATGCTATAGCAGTGTGGCGTGGCGCGAGAGTAGAGTACCTGGGGATGATTGCGGAGGTGCAGAAGTGGAGTGATGAGCAGATAGAAAAGAGATTGGATGAACTGGAGGCGCAGGCATGAGAAAACCATTACACATCCCGTCAAATGGGCAAGAAATGGTCCTGGAAGGTTTCGACGTGCCATCATCGGTAAGTCAAGACAACACGTCGAGAATCGCACCACAATCACAACCGAAGCTATCCGTTGTCTATGGTGTCTGTTGCAAATGTGGTGATCGACCTGCCGTGTTAAAATCTCCATCAGGCAATCCAGGGAATATCTATTGTGAGAAGTGTGGGCGTAGTCGATGCGGGGTGCATACAATTGCGGATTTTGAACTGGATGAGAGTACTGGACTCTGGCTGGATCCGCATTGTATCAAGCGCGTTTGGAAACAACAGAATTTGGCTGAAGAGAAGTAGAGAGCTTTGTAGAAGAATAATCACTTCTTGTTTGAAGTACGAGCCAGGACCACAGAGGCCAGGGCGACCAGGACAATCCAGCAAATCACGAATATCTGCATTCGGTATTCTCACTACTATAGACGCTTTACACACTCCAAAATCAAAAAAACACGCTGACGAGGATCATTTTCTACTTGGTAAAGCATTGTAACAATGGATAAGTGGCATGAGTCAGCGTGCAGAGCTATTGTAACAGAAAGGGTGTAGCACGCCAACGTGGTTAGAAGTTCTTGCAACTTTGGTTTTGTCCGATATTGTTTAGCTATATTAAACAACGAAAATGTTGGCGTGCGTGTGTCAGTATATCGCAATATGTCGCTTGGCGATAGGGCTTCCCCGTTAAAAATGTATTAAATTATGTCAATCTATACTATTATGCTTGTATGGTTGCCAAAGTATAGCTAAACATTTCGATTGATGCTATCATGAGGGAAGAGATAATTCTCTGTGAAAGTAAATCTGACCTCACTGCAGGAGCCCTGGTTATCCGAGCCAGGGCTCTTTGCCGTTTCGGATGATTGGTTATCTGAACGCTTGTTCGTTGACACACCTATACTCTACAACTACACTTCTAGCACATACATCCCTCATCCACTATTTTCACTCAAGAAAGGACTTATCATGCGTCACTCTTTGCGCCAGCGGATCTGGAATTCCAACCTGACTGGCTTCTTTATCATCGGTGGCATCCTTCTCTTCATGCTCTGCGCGTGTAGTAGCTCGCTCTACAGTCGGCAACTGGGCCTCTTCTTCCGCAGCCTTGCACCATCATGCTCCATTGGCGTAGACACGGCCACCGTGACAGTACAAGCCTGGTCCGCGAATCGTGATTGCCAGGAGATGCTATCAGGACACGGCAATTTCACGGAGATCGACTGGACACGATACGAGGCGGACCAGGTGAGCGCACCAAATATGACTGGAGCAGTGGTGTGCGAGATGGATATCGCTGGCAGGCACGTCACGATACGGGATAGCCCTGCGTCGAATGCGGGTGCTGACCTGTGCTATCTTTTGCGGCATGCGTGATGTGAGAGAAGTGAGAAGGGATCGTTGCTGTTTGATCCCTTCGAGCAAAGGACTACACGCTTTTTGCCGTAGCGCAAGGATAGTATAGCATGAGAGGGGAAAGTGAGAGCAGATAGCGAGTAGTCTATCTGCTCGGTCTATAGAAGATGGTTCTGAGTATAAACCCTGAGCTAGTATAGCAGGTGAGGGATAGTGGAAGAAGTGAAAGGGACTCTACTCAGTAGTGAGTCCCTTTGTGAAGATGGTATTGCAGTGCGCGTAGACGCAGCCCCAGTATAACAGTGGTGATTCTTCCTGTCGAATTTCAATCCTCTCACGCTACGCCCTCAACAATATAAGGGTATCATGAATTTGTCGTGGGTAAGGGACAAATAAGCGCAGCAACAAAAAGTACAATCTCAGGAATTTGTTGTGGGTGGGGACTCTTGAATGGACTGTCACCCACAACAAATTCCTGAGATATCAGCTTTCTTTCTCAAATGCTTTATAGAATGCTGTCGGGATAGCTGTGGTTTGAGGGGTCTCACAGGTCCCGCAATAGTGAGAGTGACCAATCATGTAGAATGGCTTGCCACATTTGAGACAATCTACACGTGGAGGACAAATGTGTGTGTGGTTGTTTTTGTTGGCTTTTCGGATTAACTGATTGATAGAGGTTAGAAAACCCCTTCCTCTATCAATCGTGTCAGGGTTGATACGCTCACTCCAAGAGTGAGCTGTCGCTGGTGATCAACCTTGTTCACATCAAAGCCGGTTCCATATTTGGGACGATGCTGGACATGCAGCCCCTTTGAATAGAGGATCTTTGCCCGAAGCGCCTCAAACGAATAGCCTCTGCCAAGACGGTTGGCTATTTTTGTCAGGCCATTGAGCGATTCGACATAGGCCGTTGTATAAGGATGATCCCAGTAATTCAAAATCTCATTGTGCCAGTTCCCCAACGCTGTGAGAAGCGGCTGGAAGGCAGGTGCTAACTCACCAGGAATAGCAGCCTTCCATTCACGAAAAGCAACCACAGCGGCAGGGCGATCTGGAACTTTCCAGATGTCAAAAAAGTCTTCTTTCAGCCGGTAGGCTGTTCCTAACAACGGGAAGTTGTTGATCCACGCTTCTAATATCAGACGCTTTTTCTCGTCTAAATCTTTCTCGCGTCGTAAAAGAATATATTTGTCGTGCATCAGCGTTCTTCTCTGGCGGTCACTTAAGCTGGCCCGTACCTCTTTACGCACGCGATCTAATGCTTCATTTGCCATTTTGACCACATGGAAGTGATCGATCACGACCTTTGCCCCAGGCAGTGCTATGGTGGCCGCATCATAGTAAGGTTGCCACATGTCAATAGCAACCACTTCAATTTTGTCGCGGTTTTCAAGCATGCTCAGATACTTGAGGACCGTTTTCTTATTCCGATCTTTGAGCAGATCCACAATTGTTCGCTCTTTGACATTTGCCAACACGCAACGCATCTGATTGGCTAAATGCACCTCATCGATCCCTAAATGAGTAGGAGTAATAAAGGTATAGAGAGACTTCTGCTTCTCTGTGAACTCCTGAAAGATGAGCCTGACCAGTTTTTCGTCTACACCCACTTCATTAGCCACATGGGTAAAAGGGCGCGTGAGAGCCTGCTGTCCAATATACTCCACCAGGCGGATCGTCATATCGTGTTTCTCATCCACATCAGGCAAGGTTTCCGAAAAGGTTCTTTCGCAGGAATGGCAGAAGAAACGCCGACGCTGCACGAGAATACCTGTGCGTTTTCCTAATGTTGGAACATCCATAATGTGGTGATCACGTTTTCCATAACGCACAATGTTGGGAGATGTACAGTAGAGGCAAGCTGCTGGGGTAGGGATTGGCTCTGCATGAACACGGTGATCGTATTCATTACTTTCAACATGAAACACGTTCCAATCCTCCAAATTCAGGAGATTCATGGTCAAGATGCTCCTTCAGTATCAACCAGTAATTCCGAGCAAGCTTGATCATGATACAAGAAGTAAGCACGGAGATCCAGTCCATTGCTTTCCCCGTGCTTACTTCTACGAAACTATTCAACAACCTGATACGTAATCCGCAAGAGTTCATGAGGCTTGCCTTCCGATGTTCCCTCTGCACACTGATGACGAACCTTTTCCGCGATAAGTCCTTTCCTAATCAATGCTCTTACTGTTCCAATAGCAACATCATCCATACCCAATCCCGCCCCGTAATCTTTGACTTCATCTCCTGTAATGCTGCGCATAGAACACAGTGTTTTTCCTGCCCGCATTTTTTCCAGAATGCTTTTTTGTACTGTATTTGGCTTCGCTTGTGCTGCGATCATGGTATCCTCCATGTATATAGGTATAAAATCGGAATAAATGGTTGGTATTAAGAAGAGTATAACATGTAATTACAAGTTTGTCAACCAATAAATCCGATTTTAGGGAAGTTTGTACAAGAGAGAGGTCAATCAGTTAATCCGAAAAGCCTTTTTGTTAAATGAGAGCTGGCAGCGAGCACAACGCTGATATTCGATCATCTCTTTACCTCACAATCTTCATAGACCTGAGCCAGAGGAATGTTCTCACCATGCTTTCTCCGAGAATGCGTTCGGAAGTCGAATGCGATTCTCTCTCCCAACTCATCTAATCCACAACAACAGGGTGTGCTCTCACCGTGAAGAGCACGAGCGTACCGACACTCTTCACTATGGTGCCCAAGCCTCACCAGTCCGTTGTGGAGTTCTTCAGCCAACTGAAGAAGTAGGTCGATATCTTGTTTCGTGCGTCCTTTTCTTCCTGCGTTTCGTTGCCGTATCTCGCCCAGTTGAATCTGCTCCATCGCTTGTCTCTCCAAAAATTCAAGCGAGCGGCTCCTCTAGCCGCTCAATTACTTGTATCACTCTTAATACCCCAATATAATCAAGTAGGTGCTCACCAATCCATCTGGTATAAGCCGGTGGGATGGCCTGGGCCAGTTCCCTTTTGTTCATCCAGCCAATGCCCATGGCCTCGCGCCCGATTTCGGCAGGAATGCTATCTGGGCGTTTGCGCCCATCCTTGCGTGGTCTGCCATCATCGTCGATAAGATACGCTAACGTTTTCTTGATAGGGTGCAGCGCGAGTGTGGCATTATCCGGTAAGATGCTGGCAAAACTGAAGTACAATATCTCCTCATGTTCTACCATCATTACGCCTCCACGTGAGGATGTTCGATTTCATCCTGCAATCGCTTGAGCGCCTTTGCCTGTGCGCCAGCGATCACTGCCAACCAATGGTGATAGTCCTGGTCACTGGTCTTGACGCAGATTTCGGCCAGTGCAGATTGATTGTGCGCTTTGCGTGTGTACTCCTCGATGAGCAATTGAATGTGTTGCTTGATTTGGGCTTCATTCATCGGTTATACTCCTTGTGAGGCTGCGTGCTCCACAATGCAACGTGCCTCGCTTCGTTGTCCCGGCGTTGGTTGTGCGGACCAGCGCCACCCACACTACAATTGACAATTGCCTGGAGCATGATTAAGACGTGAAGGCAGTCCCGGTGAAGAGACTGCCCTGCTTGTTGTAGTTGGCTCATGCTGCTACCTGCCAGTCATACGTATGATCCCCCAGGATCTCGATGGCCAGAGTGATATCCTGCTGGCTGGTTTGTTGCCATGGCACATCATTGTGATTGACCGTAAACGTGGCATGATATTGCCAATCGTTATGGCAACTATGGCCCGGATCGCCGCAATACAGTTTGTCGGGATGGTCTTGATTTGGCTCCATGGCAATCTACCTCCGCAAACTGCTGCGCTGTAATTCCTGTGCATTTCGCTCTACGATGGAGGGCGATGCCTCCCACTGGTCCAGTTGATGTGTGATGGCCAGACGTTGCAGTGGCTCTGGCAAGTGGTTAATACGGGCCTGCTCGTCCAGATCGTCGAGCGTGTCCGCATCGTTCTCGGTGATGTGCGATGGCTTTATAATTCGCATAGTTACCACCCCCACATTTGCAGGCAGGACCACGCGCCGCAGGTATGTTGTGAGCTACGTGCTATATGTCCACAAATGCCGTACACGGGTTGGACCGCAGGGCGTGCGCTCGGAGATGGTTGTGGTTTGGTGATAGGGGTTGTTGGTTGTGTAGTAGCCTGCTTGACTGTTTGGCTTGTAGGAATGGTTGGATTCATGGTAAACTCTCCTTGTGCAGACCTGCTAAGGTTCCAAGCTAAACAGGGCTGCCGATGAATGATTGCCTCCTCGTCCTTGCCCGGTTGAGGAGGTTTTCTTTTTGTCAAAAATGCCAAATTTTACAGGGTTTATAGTTCCGAATGTGTAAGTAACTTACAATATACAAGTACTATTTAACTTAAATCCTTGCTTGAAGCCGCGAACAAAATCTTCTTGTGGATCGATGTGTGCGTACCCTCGTTGCTGCATGAAATCAAATACCCGATTGGCAATGATATTGATTTCATGCTCATCTAGAAGCGCTGGCTTCGCATGGTTTTTAACCTCTTCGCTCCCTGCAATAACACCTCGCCTTTCTGCGTTGATCAATTTTTCCTCCCCTATTGCGGAAATGTAATTCGTGTGTTACAATTGACTGTGTAAGACAGTATAACACAAATTTGACAGATATGCAACCCGAAGGAGAGACATGGAGAAGGAAAAACGGAAGCGTGGAGGCGACGTTAAAAAAGCGCCTCCAGGTTTTTATACAGCAAAGGAGGCACAAGCTCGGCTAGGAATGTCGCCATCACTTTTTCGTTACTATGTTCGCAATGGCAGGATTAAAAGGCATGTTCCTCCATTGCGTGTTGAAGGATTTTATAAGCGAGAGGAGATTGACCGCTTGGCGACAGAGATTGCATTGTTTTTACACTCTGGAGAAGAGAAGCAAACAACAGAGACGCGCATTGCTCAACCATCTGATGCGCAGGGTATCGTTGAGGTTTTGAGCGTGATGGGATGGCAGACAGCAACGGCAGATCAGCGCCGCTCCTGGTACAAGGTCAATCCCTATCAAGATTATGTAGCTGTGCGCGATGGGCAAGTTGCAGGCTATATCTGGGCCGTACCCCTGAAGGCGGAAGCGCTTGAAGATATGATGAGTGGCAGGAAACGAGGCTGGCATATTCAGCCGCAAGATATCTTGCCTTACGAACCTGGAAGATCCTACAACCTCTACGTTGGGGCTGCTACCCGCAAAGATGTAGAGTCACATGTGCAACGTGTTGGCTTTAGGCTCATCAGTGGTTTCTTCACATTTTTAGAAGAGTTGGCAGAGCAAGGGATAACGATTCATCAGCTCTACGCTGTCAGCGCCGAACCTGAAGGGCAGAAGCTTTGTCGCGATTTGGGATTTGTAGAGCAACCAGTACAAGAAGGCGATAAGTTTCCACGCTTTATGTTGGACTTGAGAACGTCGACTTCACATTTTGCGAAACTTTACAAGCAAGCAGTCCAATCGATGAAATCGTAGTGTGTTGTTTGTTGTGTGCTCCCGCCTGATAGCCGCGAAACTGACAGGCAGGAGCGTTGACCGTTGGCAGTGGTAAGCCAAGAGTCATTGTGCATTCTAGCAAGTTGGCTCTAGAAGCGCAATGGAAAGAGAGTTCGAAATGGGATTGACGCGAATGGAGAAGCGGACCATTCAACTGGTGGCGCAGTTGATGGATGAGTGGGACTGGGTGATTGATGCTGGGACCGTGACAAAGTACGTCAATGATTTTACGCCGTGTCATGTGAGCTTGCGACAGGTTGAGTATGTATTGCGTGAGCAAGCGGCGTAAGCGCCGGGAAAGGATTCTAATTATGTCAGCAGTTGATAGTGTTCGAGAGCATGCGGGGCGTGCTCACAAAAAACTTGCCAATTCTCCGCTTATTATGTGGGCGCTGGGCTTATTGACCCTCTTGCTCTGGGTTTGTGCAACGGTTACGCAGATCCAGACCTCAGAGTATCTGGCCGAGGGCAGTAGCCAACGTGTGGCCAGCATTGCTATTAATGTTTTTCAGCAGCCCTGGTTGATCATTTCGGGGCAGGTGCCTATCGGGTACAACACACCATATATGTATGCCTGGATTGTTGAGTTATTGACGCTTGTTGTGGCCCTGGCCTTGACCGCAGCTTTCACAAAAATTGCTACCGTGAATTCAACGCTTGCAAAAATCTTCATTGGCGCGGCTGTAATCCTGGTGATCCTCAATAGTTGGGCAGACTTCAGCGGCACGCCTGGCAACAATGATCTGGTGCGTTTCCTGGTTGCTGCTGCTCTTGGTATTATGGTTACTTGTGGCTTACCTCTGGGTATCGGCTTAATTGAACACGGTTGCGAGCAGTACTAGCAAGGATGAAGGCCATGTCAGAAGCACAGAATGAAAATGATAAATTTGTCTCAGCAATCGCCATTGCGGGTGCTTCCGTTCCGATTGTCGAGGGGATCGTTGCTCTCTCAAATGGGGGCGTTGTTGGTGGCATTGTTGGACTGGGTATATCAGGGCTTGTATGGCTCGCAGCTGATGAGATGGCTAAAAAGGGCAGGGGCCTCGCGCTTCCTGCCTCCTCTCTGCCCAGACAAAGAGCGGCGCGTTCCGGTCAGCCGGGTATATTCTCTCGCATGTTGACTGGTAAAGATGACCGAGATGAGCAGCCACAACCGAAAGATGCGCGTGACGAGATGATGCCTGAGCCACAAACAGAGAAGTTGCCAGAATTAGATGATCTTCCTCTGGCTCGCCCACGAAAGAATGTTAATCTTGCCTCTGATCTTTCCATCCTGGTTGATGACATTGCTGGCAAAGCTATTCTCATCACTGGGATGAGACGATCTGGTAAGACCACGTTGGGTGCATTGTTGGCCGAGCAGTTTGGCAAGCTCTATATCCCCTTGTTCATTCCTGACTTTGAGGGTGACTATCTCTCATTGGCTGATGTTCTCCCTCGCGCGGTCATTGCTGGACATCCGAGCGCTGCCAGGCAGTATGTTGAGTATGACTTTGTTGGTGTGACCCATAGTGATGCCGCTAACCTGGGATATGCCCTTCTTGACCAGGGCTATCAAGTGATTCTTGATCTGGCATCCTATCCTACTCTGGAAGAGGGCCTTGCTGCCCAGATACAAACTATTCGTGGGATGTTCGCGTGGGCAGAGGC